CCCCCACCTTGTATTCTATTAGGTATTAATCCACTTTCAGCTACTAAATTACCGACTATACCAGAAGCCTGTTCTAATGAAATACTTAAATCATTACTTAATTTTCTAGCTATTTCACAACCTTTAGAATTAGTGTCTACACCACTAAAGTTTTCTATATCACTACTACTAAAATTTGAAACGTCTGACGAACTATCATTTTGTACGGTACCTTGTGTAATTGTTTCAGCTAAAGCTAAATCAATTAAACTTAACGCTTCAGTCACAACTGGAATTGTAATTTTAGGTTGTCTCATACCTGTGAATTCAGTTTTTATGTTGTGTGGTGTTATTGTGTGTTTAACACCTGTAATTAAATAAGTACCCCTAAACATAGGTACATTTTCTAATTTAAAATGCATTAATGGTTGTATAGACATATTACCCAAACCTGAAACGGTACAATTATAAGACCTAGTTAAGTAAACGTCATACATATTATTACCTTTACCTGTTTTTGATGGATTAGAACCACTATTAGGGTTAGTTAAAGCATCTATAATCTGTAAAGATTCTTGTGTTTCCTTAAATTCTGTTTGGTCTAACTCAATAGAATCAAAGTGGTTTTGTGCTTCTTGTCCATATCTAACTTTAAAAACAACAACACCTTCATTACTAGCAGCATATTCAGCCGGCCAATCTTCAACTTTTGTTATATCAAAAGAATCGTCGGTATAATAAAAAGAACCATTATTATTAACACAAGCATCACCACTACTTTGTAAATCAGCTAAGGTTCTTGAACTGCCTCCAATATAAACACAAACAAAGGTTGGTCCTGGTTTTAAATCAGTAACAAGAGTTAGTGTCCTAAATATATCTTTAACATCTTCATTACTTAAACTATCTTGTGTTAATGATATGTTTGCTGGTAAAGGCCAAAAATCAAATTTGTTTTCACTTAACAAACCGGTCAAAGATTCATAAAGTGATTGTGTCGGTCCTTGTCCGTTTTGTGTGTTAGCTAAATTTGATAAATAAGAAAAATCTATAACAGCTTTGTCACCTATATTTTGATTTGCTCTATTAACAAATTTAAAATGTTCATATAACATTCTATCATCATCACCACCATAATTATTATAAAAATAACCATTTGTTACACCATTAGGTGATATTGAATTAGAAATCCATTTATCATAAAGTGATTTAAATGATCTATAAAGAGATAGTTTAATATCCAAATCATCTAAACCAGATTCTATATCATCAAGTTTAGCTGAATCTTCTTTTACTAAATTATCTATAACATCACCCACATTATCTGAAACAGCCTGAATAAAGCCTTCAATGTAAAAATCTAACTCTTCCTCAGAAATATAAAAATTTTCACCAAAATCATCGGGGTGAATAGCAGAAAAAACTTTAGGTGTGGAAGAAACAAGTCTGTACCCAGAATCTTTAACGAATAATTCATCATATAAAACCTTATTTTGGTTTCCACTCTCTTCTTTCTTTAACCCTATTATTCTTTCGTTAGACATTTTATTTAATATTAAACTAATCCTTGGGATTTTAAACTGTTATAAACTTCTTCAACTCTAACTAAATAACCTATTCTATCCCTTAAAGATTTATCTGGTGTACTTTTATTTATTACTTCAGCTACTAATATCGGGTATACGTTTTTATATGAGTTACCATTACTTTTAAATAATTTAACTGGGTATTCCCATCTTTCAAATAAAGCCATTGCCGCTAATGTTTCTTCTTTAGAGGTGGCTTTAGATATATAAGGTTTAGCTATTGTATCAACATTTTTACTATTAGGATCTAATTCACTCCATAAATACTGTAATTGGGTTGATAATGATTCAAAATTAGTTAGTTGTTTTAAACCTTGTAACCTATTACCTAACCACTGAGCAATACCAAAAGCACCTGAACTACTATTTAACGCTTTTGGATTTAATTTTGTACCAGATTCACCCATTATAGCCGCTATAATACCTATAGCTTTATAAGGTGGTAACTTCACTGTTTTTATAAAATAAATTAAAGCATCTTTTACATTATCACCAATAGATTCTAATGGTACTAAATTTATGGAGGCAAAACTATCATTACCCAAATCACTAGTTTGTGATGAACCTAATGTATTTTGGTTGTTATTATTTTCTACTACTTCAACTAAAGATAAATCTAATAAACTTAATGCCTCAGTTACGATTGGTACAGTCATTATTGGTTGTCTAACTCCCTTGAAAGAAGTTATAACATTATGTGGTTTTATTGTATGACTAACATCAGTAATTAAATAAGTGCCTCTAAACATTGGTACATTTTCCAATTTAAAGAACATCATTGGTTGTATTTGCATATTACCTAAAGTTTCTACTGTACAGGTATAAGACCTAGTCAAATTAACATCATAGATATTATTTCCTTTACCGATTTTTGTTGGGTTTGAACCACTAGACGGATTAACTAAAGCGTCTATTACCAATAAAGAATCTTGTGTTTCTTTAAATTCTGCTTGGTCCAGCTCTATTCTACTAAAATGATTTTGTGCTTCTTGTCCATACCTAACTTTAAACGCATTTATCGCACCACCTGACCTAAAATCTTCTGGGTAAGTTGTTGGGTCGTTAACATCGAAAGAGTCGTTAGTATATTGAAAATTAGTCCCCCCTAAACCACAATATGAGGTTGGTATATCTAAAGCTCTAGAACTACCACCAATAAACATACAAACAAAATTAGGTTCAGCCGATAAATTATTTAATGGACCGTCTATTGTTCTAAACATATCGGTTAAAGGTGTTAAATCTTTATCTGAATAAGTAACAAATGCTGGTAAAGGGTGGAATATAAAATTATTTTCAGTTAAAAGACCAGTTAGTGATTCATAAAGAGATTTTGTTGGCCCTTGGCCATTTTGTACACTACCTAAATTAGAAAGATATGAAAAATCTATAACAGCCTTACTACCAATTGAGGTTCCGCATCTATTTACAAAAGAAAAATATTCGTATAATAATTTTGTATCACCACTAACAAATTTATTGTTATCATAAAAATATCTAGTTTTACTACCTTCATTATAATTTGAACTGATTATCCATTTATCATTTAAAGATTTAAAAGATCTATATAAGGATAGTTTAGTATCTAAATCATCTAAACCAGATTCTAAATCATTAATTTGATTTGCTTCTTCTTTTACTAAATTATCTATAACATCATCGACGTTATCTGATATAGCAGAAATAAACCCATCAATATAAAAATCTAATTCTTCTTCTGAGATGTAAAAATTATCACCGAAATCATCAGGATGTATTGCAGAAAAAACTTTTGGACTTGATGACACTAGTCTGTAGCCCGAATCTTTAACAAACAATTCATCATAAAGCACTTTATTTTGATTGCCCGATTCTTCTTTCTTTAATCCTATTATTCTTTCGTTAGACATATATTACGCACCATTTATTGACCAGTGCCAAGCTTCTTTTTTATAATTATAAAAACCATAACTATTAGCGTTTCTAACCATCCATTCAAAACAAGGATATTCATTTGGCCTTAATTGTGAACCATTTTTTTCACACCAAGCTGAACTATTACTGTAACATATGGTTTTACCGTTACAACCAAAATCTATAGCTGAACCACTTTGGTGATTAGAATAACCTGGTTGTGCGGTAGCCACATTACAATCAGATCTATTAAAATTACCAGATTTGTAACATCCATTACTTCTAGCGGTATTTACTTGGCTTTGCATTGTTCTAAAGTTACTACCGAGGGTTAATTTAACACCATCTTGTTGTGCCTTTCTAATCATGTTAGCTAAATTTAAAGCCATTTCAACGTTAACTTTAGCTGTGTTACCATCGGTACCTTTAACTTTACACAATCTAATTTTATATAATTTACCTTTGATGTAAGCATCACCCACACCACCATCAGAAATTAATGGGTCTTTAGGACATGTTTTATCTGAATTATCACCATAAACAGTTAAGTCTATTTCAGGTGGTGTTACATCACTACTACCAACATCACCAAATAATGATTGTGATGATATAGTACCATTATTACTTTGTAAAGCTTGGTCTCCTTGTACTACTTCCGCTAAAGCTAAATCCAATAAACTTAATGCCTCAGTTACAATAGGTACTGTTACTATTGGTTGTCTCACACCCTTAAATGTTGTTTCTACATTGTGTGGTTTAATATTATGTGAAACAGATGTTATTAAATATGTTCCCCTAAACATAGGGACATTCTCTAATTTAAAGATCATCATTGGCTGTATTTGCATATCACCCAACATTGTGACGGTACAAGAATAACCCCTTGTTAAATTAACATCGTAGACATTATTACCCTTACCAATTTTTACTGGATCTGAACCACTAGAGGGGTTTGTTAAAGAATCTATTACTATTAAAGATTCTTGGGTTTCTTTGAATTCCGATTGGTCTAATTCTATACTTTTAAAATGATTTTGGGTTTGTTGTCCGTATTTAACTTTAAATGCGGTAATACCCCCATTATCAGTAAAATCTTGTGGATATGTGGTTGGATCGTCTATATCAAATGAGTCGTTTACAAAATCAAAACCAACACGATTAATACCACAATAAGATTGTGGGATATCTAATGTTCTAGAATTACCACCAATAAACATACATATAAAACCAGGTTTAGCTGGTATTCTATTTATTGGTCCATCTATCGTTCTAAATATATCTATCAAATCTTTTGAATCTGAATCTGAATAACCTATTAAACTAGGCATTGCGAAAAACTCAAATTTATTTTCAGTTAGTAGATTAGTTATTGATTCGTATAAAGATTGTGTTGGTCCTTGTCCATTTTTAGAGTTAGCTAAATTTGATAGGTATGAGAAGTCTATAACTGCTCTATTACCTATATTAGAATTTGTTCTATTTACAAAAGAAAAGTGTTCAAATAATAATCTTTTATCATCCTCACCATTAACTTCACTTTGACCATAATTATTGAAGAAATATCCACTAGATGTTTCACCGTCTATATTAGAACTAGCAATCCATTTATCATACAATGATCTAAATGACCTATATAAGGATAGTTTAGTATCTAAATCATCTAAACCAGATTCTAAATCATTATTATTAGATTCTTCTTTTACTATATTCTGTGATATATCGTCAACATTTTCTGAAACAGCGGAAATAAAACCTTCAATGTAAAAATCTAATTCTTCCTCAGAAATATAAAAATTTTCACCAAAATCATCAGGATGTATTGCAGAAAAAACTTTAGGTGTAGAAGAGACTAACCTATATCCAGAATCTTTAACAAACAATTCATCATAAAGCACTTTATTTTGATTGCCTGATTCTTCCTTCTTTAACCCTATTATTCTTTCAGACATATTTTAATTATAGACTAAAACATTACCAGCAATAAAGTTTTTATTAACATTAAGGTTTTTAATTCTCCAAACTCTTGTTGGTCTATTATTTTTTCTGATAATTTTATTCAATTTTACTTTGTTGAACTTCCCATCAGAATAATATAAACATTCATCACCTATTATAATTTCTTTTGTATTTATATTGTGTGTGTTATCTTCAGTAAAGTTATAAGCTCTATAAGAAGACCAACCTTTTCCGATTACCCAAATAGGGTGATCTTCAGTACAATTTATTTTATTACCATTATCAAAATAATAAGTTACCAAATTTTCTTTGTATTCAACCTGTATTTCACCAATATCACCTTCTTCAAATTCTTTGGTGTCTAAGTTATATGTTAATAATTTTTTATCTATATTTAAATCTTCAATATTCACACTAGACCCGTCAACTAATTTAATTTTTGTTCCTGCAACAAAACAAAAAGAATTACCTATACCACCAGCTTGTTCGATTCCTTCAGAACCACCCCCACTAGGTATATTTTCTTCGCTGCTGTTATTATTTTTATTAGTTTTTTTAGTCTTTTTTTGATTAGATCCAATATTATTATTATCCTCAAAATCAAATTTAGAAAATCCGAAATCTTTTTTTTCGTCATTGATGACTTTACCGAAATTTCTAGATTTACTATAAGTTTCTTGGTTTAAGAAACCTCTATAACCACTTACTTTGTAAGCGGTGTTTACATTTCCATTTGTGGTAGTGGTAAAATTTTCTAGTTTACCATCATCCGTCCAATTTAATGGGTCAATTGTTGCCAACCATTTTGTATCGTTTGTTGCCCAATTTTCAAAAGCTTGAATAAATTGTTCTTTTAGTGATTTAGGTATAAACATTAATTCTTTACACTCTTCTTTTAATACAGGGTAAGTTGTTTTAATGTAAGAGGTGGAACCTGTACCATTATCAAATTTTAAATTAGGTAGTCTAGATAGGGAGGTATTCACATTAGATGGTGGGTTTTTATCTTTTTCAGTTTTTTCTACTATGGCTAAAGTATTAGGTGTTTTAAAATCATCACCACTAGAAATTAAAAAAGGAATCTGGTCGGGTCTACACAAATCATAAAATCCTCTTGCTCTATTTTTAAACTCACTTTTTTCATCACCAAATACAAACTGACCTTTTGTCCAACTAGTGATGGTAACTGGTGCATCTAAAGATAATGAACTATTTATACTACCACCGCCATTTGTCCAATTATCAATACCCTTCGTTCTACCAAGCCATTCTCTTTGGTATTTTCCTTTACCGTCAGTAAATGGTGATTGTTTTATATCAAAGCCATCATTATTTGCATAAACAGAACCACCACCGTATAAAGGTCTTGAAGTCGACGTATGGAAGAACCAAACAGGATCATTTAAATCATCAATACCAACATTACCTGCACCTTCAGCACCTAAATAAGACTTATCAAAAGTATTCCAACCCTTGTTATTAGCGTCTATAGTGTTTCTTTTTGGTTTTATATCGTCCCATCTTAATAAACCAGATTCTTTCATTCTCCATAAAAGAGCACCTATTAATAAAACATAAGATTTAGGTAAATTAGCTACTATAGCTGTATGTGTAAAATTAGAAAAAGAAGATAAATCGTAATCACCCTTACCATCCCAAGGTAAAAAATGACCGGACCTATAATTAGTATTTTGATTTCTAAAGCCAAAAGACATTACAGCTATATAAGCTAGAGGTTTATAATAATCTGTATTGTTATCAACACCCCACTGATTAATACCCCACCATGTACCCCAATTTCTTTTTGTATTTTTATAAATATTGTTGTTGTAAGACTCTGGTAAATCTAGATCTGAGGTTTTAATTGTTTCATCTAACCCTATATAGGAATTACCACCGGCTTTTGACCAATTCCAAGCATTTTTGTATAGTGGATAATTAAGTGTCCATAATGGTGTGTTAATAATTGAATTAGCAAAACCTAAATCATCTGTCTCTGGTGCTCCCATAAATCTAGCCCATTTCTCGGTAGTATTACCATTTTTTTGAGAAATGTATCTTCTAGAAGAAGATAAATCTAATATAATTTTACTACTTTCCAATCCCTCATTATCTTCATATTTGTGGAAAAAGTTTGGATAAAAATTTTCACCTAAAGATAGTAGGTTAGTATTTTTATCCCTAATTAAATTAATATTAGATCTTTCTAAACTATAATTATCATAAGATGTTTTAGATTTTATCGTAGAGGGTTTTGGTCTATATTTTAATGTGGTATAAGCGAGAGAATTAGGTGTGGCCACATCTTCATTTATTTTACTTTCGTTTGTTGAGACATCAGCAAAATATTCTGTATATTTCTTTTTAATATTATCAGTTAAAGATTCAGAACTAAAATCTATTTCTCTACCAGCTAAAGCATCAGCTGTTGTTAAAATTGCCCCTTGACCCTCATTTAAATGTGGGTTAGCGTGTATTTCTATATTTTTACCTTCGTCTATTTGACTATTTAATATTATCGGTCCTTTATAGGATAATACTGGTTTCTTTTTAACATAACCAAAATGTCCACTCCAAATACTATTTTGGTTATCTATTAAAGCAGTGGTTCCACTTATTTCTTGTGTTGCAGAAACTTTCCATTCATCCCAAGTTTGTGTTTTAAGTCTTTCACTTAATCTTTCTTTAATTTCTTTTTTAATTTTTTCTTTATTTTCAACAGTCATACTGCTTTTTAAAAAACTTAATACAGTAGTTTCACCACCATCTAATTTCATTGTAGTCATTAGATTTAAAGCATCTATGTAACCCCATTTTTTCATTCTAGCTCTAGTAGTTGGGATTATTTTTTTTCTGAAAGATTCCACTTCTCTATCTTTAGCATCACTACCATAAGATAGATAATTAAAACCTTTATTAGATATATTTGGGTATCTATTTAATTCTGGTTGATTTAAATTTGATATAACCAATGGGTTATTAACCAATCTTTGTGGCCCAACATTAAATCCATTACTTGAGGCTGGTATATAACCATTTCCGGAACCCTGATAGTTTGTTAGTGATGATACACCCCAACCATTTGTAAAACCTAATTGTGATTTCCACAAACTTAAAGTATTAATCATGGTATAGTCACCTAGGATAAAAGCGTTTTCACCCATTATTTTATAAATTATGTTTTCAAAACTAGGATCTTGTTGCAATCTATACCATCTATTTGGTGCGTTGGCGTTACCAAAAGCATGTGTTTCATATGCTGTTATTGGAGCAAAATTATCGTAACCCGGTAAATTTTCTTTTTCTAATTCTAAAACTTGTAATTCTGTTTTTAATCTAGTTAAAGCCTTAATAAAGTTTTCAACAAAAACAACTTCAGGCCAAGAAGTAAATTCTGGGTTTTCACCAGGATAAGCTTCTTTAGTACCTACCTCTGAACTATTACTTGATACGTTACTATCGGGGTTAGTTTCACTAGCGGGTGCTTTCTGTACATAATAAGTTGGCCAAGGATAAACTTTAATTGGTTTATTGGTGGAGGCTTCATCCGATAATTGTGCTCCAACTGTTGGTTTATTTCTTAATTCTAATAAATTTTGTGTAGTACCATCTAAAACACTGGTTACATCATTTTCTTCGTGATACTTTTCAGCATCTCTAGATGTCCTTAATAGTAGTTCTAAAAATACTTCAACGTTAGTTAAAATAATAGCAAAGACGTTACTTATTGTTGGTAAAAATCCTAAAGTTTTTATTACCTCAGCATTTAAAGTATTTTTAACTTCATCTTTTTTAGTAATTTGTTGTTTACTTAAACTTTTAGAGGCAATGTTTAATGGTTTATAAAAACTTTCTTCAAAATCTATTGAATATTTTAATAATCCGTCTTCTTGACCTACAGACTGATTTAAAAAACCTTTAGTGTTATTTGTAATATTTGTAAAATTTATATTAGGTGAATCCCCAATTGAGTTTGTTTTATAATAGGTATTCACTGTACTTACTTCAGTACCTATTTTACCACCTAAGTTATTACCATCACCTAAATATTCATTTATAATAGCTTTAACATCTGTTAAAATAGCACTTTGTTGGGTGTCTGGGGTGTTTGGTAATTTTATAAAAAAAACTTTATTTTTATCAAACCCACTATTAATTGATTTTGATATTGAACTTCTTAATTTACCTTCGAATTCAGAAACAATGTTTCTTAAACTGTCTAATTGATTTTTAGTGCTGTTTATTTGCCCTAACTGTTTAACAGAAGCCAAACCTTTTAATTCTTGTGTTCTTTGTTCTAATTGTTTTGATTTTTTAATTAAATCATAAACACTTAAAGGTTCGTTTTCATTTGTAAAACTATTATCTAGTATTTTCTTTTCTATAAGTTGTTTCCATTTTTCAGCCAATATAGTTTTACCATCGTGTGGTTTAGTCATAAAATTTGCTGCCATAACATAACCCATTGGGATGTCCGCTAAGAAAGCATAGGTATAACCAACAAATTCGGCTTTTGACTCAAAATTACCTGTTTCAGAATTGAACTTAGTATTAAATTTAATTAAAGCTAATGTGTATGTTACAGGTCTACCATAATAACCTTTAACTGTTAATTCAAAAACAGGGTACGGTAGATGAAAAAATATGGCGTAAGGTGAACAAGGTCCTTGTTCAAATAAAGCCGCCCCACGTACATCCACAAAATCAATTACTATTTGTGGCATAAAACTAGATTTAAATTCTATACCGATATTAGTAATACCAAATGAACCTAAATCTTCACCAAAATTTATATTACCACCACCTATATTAGTCCAACTAGTATCTAAATACTCTTTACCTGTTTGATATGTGAAATTAGTTTCTGATTGAACATTTTTTTGTTCAACGATAACAGTTTGTTGTTCTGTGGCTTGGTCGTATGTTAAAATACTCCTTCCTTTAGCTCTAGCAACCAATTTAACATACATTACTAGGTCTTCGTGATTAACTATCTCGTCTGTTGGATTTGGGTCAACATACCTAACCCCGTTTTCATTTAAAACTATTTCAGGTTGTGGTCCTTGATTAAATGCCATAAAAAACTTATTATTTATCCGTATAATCTTTTATATCTATCAACTTGTGATTGATAATCCTCAAGTGATTTACTAAGAGGGAATGGTACTATTATAATTGTATTTTCAGGAATGTCAAACTCTAGTCCACCGAATTCTGGATTAGCCTGTAAAATAACCCAACCATGATAAGGGTTGCCATAATATTGTTGACTTATTTTATCAAACCTTGTTTTTTTATCAGTAACAATTTTTTTATCTGAACCTTTTATGGGTAATTTTATAAAAGGTAGAGTGGATACTTGTCCGTCTATTCTAAAATCTCTATATCTATCGTAATATACTGCCATATTATTTTTTTATTAAGTAGTTAATTCTTTTTTTGTTTTTGGGACATTACCTTTACAAAAAATAGGTCTTAATACATTAGCTAATGTACTATTAGAATAATAACCACCATCAGTAAGTCCCTCATAACCATTATAACTGTTTGATAAGAAATCTAGACCATTATTACCACCACAATTTAAACTAAATTTATTGTAGAAAGTTTTGCTGGTTTTTGTGTTTATGGTTTGTGATATAACAACTTCTTTTACTCCATCACCAGTTAAATCCAAAATAGTGACTGTTGTTCCTACTGGTATTTTCAGTTTTTCATAACTAGTATCACTTTGTGTTTTCTTATCACCAAAAGGTTTAAATGTTAATACTTGTGCGTATTGTACCGTATATACACCTTTTTTCTTATCAAAACCTTTTATTGTTTTGTTTTCATTACCACCCTTATTAGCATCACCCACACCTTTATTATCTGTATTCTCATTCACTTTTTGGTCTTCACTAACAGCGTCTTCAATTCTAGTTTTATTTTCTTCTGATGGTGTAGCGTCTTTACCAACAATTCCTTGATCATTTTGTTGTTTAGCTGTTTGTGCTTGTGATAGGTCACCAGTAGAATTAATACTATCTTTACCTGATTGTTCAGACGTTGAGTTATTAGCTGATTCTATTTTAAATGACTGTGTAGGTGTCATATAAGCTCCATATTCAAAATTCTTACCTTTAGTATTGGTTGTACTAACTTTAGTTTCAGTTATTTGATCTGTTAATGGGTCACGTCTCTTAGTTACATAGTCTCCAGCCGACTGATAAATCACTCTTGGGTTATATAAAGCTGTATTAGCAAAGAAGTTAAATGATACTGCATTTTGTAGTTGTGTTATAGGTCCACCTAATGAAGAACCACCAATAAATTTGAAACTTAAATCAACATTACATAACATAGGTTGTACACCTATACCTTCAGGATTTAAATCCCATTGTAATGGATCAAAAGAAAAACTAACAGAATCTATCACTATTTTAGTATGGTAAAAATCACCTACTCTTAACACACAAATTGGTGGTTTACCAAAAGCCAAATTACTAGGTTCACCTACAGCAATATTAGGTCCTTGTCTAGTGCATTGTTTTAAAAATGTTAATCTAGCATTAAATCCTTCAGGTGTCATTGAATGAAATGCTGGGTGAAAATATTTTAATTTTTCTTGTAAAGATTCATAAATAAAAGAATCTTCTTGTTGCATTTTATTGAAATAAGAACATTCCCAAGCCATATATCTACTAGCTTTAGCGGCTAAAGCTTTGGCTAATTCTTCTTGTCTTTGTTTTTGTAGTTTTTCTTCAGCTGAAGGTTGTGTTTCAGTATTTTGATTTTTATTATTATTTTTAGGTGTTACTGTTACTTCGGGTATTGTTTTTATGTTTTCTTCAGAACTTGCACCAGCATTAGGGTCTGTTTGTTGTGCCGGTCCTATAATTGAATCATCAATTTCTTTATTATATTCTAATATAATTAAAGTAGTTCTGTTTCTTATTGCCGCAGGTACACTTGTTTGCGTATCACCAAATTTTCTATTATCATCTTTCGATTCTTTCTTTTGTCCTGTACCTTCATCGTAAGATACCGATAAACTTGCATCGTTTTCACCTACCGCTAAAACTTCCCATCTTAGAGTACTGTCTTTCCATTCCGACTCTGTTGGGTATGTACTTTCTGAACCTAAATTAGTTGCTTTAAATTTTGGATCGGTTAAGTTACCCTCAATTTCTAAAATATTTTTTAATAAATAATTTTTTGTAGAATTAGCCCTAGCTTGTGCCAATTTTTGGTTACTTTTTTGCCCTGTTGTTGGTCCAGCGTCACTTGTTTTACCAATAATTTTAATTTTATATCTTTTACCATCAGGTGTTAATAAAAAATCTATTAACTTAGACATATCTTGATAAGCTACCTCATTTAAAGAATCTAATTGACTTGTTGTTGTTGCAGTATAAGCTGGGTTAGGTATTGTTGTACCATCAGAAATTATAGTAGCCGGTACATTATTCGCATTAGATCTTAAATAACCATTAGGCCATAATCTAGTATATTCTGCTTTATAATTAGGTGGTTGTTCATTAGCATTAGGTCCTAATTCTGTTTCTAAATTAGTACCAATAGTATCTTTTTCAAAACTACGAGCATTTCTAAAATAAAATTGTATTTTATCTGTTGGTGGTGGTGTTGGTTTTGTAACTTTAAATTCTTCTTCTTTTACTGTTGAATTTGGGTTGGGTACGTCTTCTTGTACTTGTTGTTGTACTTTTACTTCCTCATTAACGGCTTTTGGTACCATAGCAGTAAAAACTTCTAAAGGATCTTCACAACCAGCAAAATATCTAAATAAAGCGTATTCACCCTTTTCTTTTATTTCTGTCATTGCCATAGAATGGTCAATTATTAAGGTAAATGTAAGAGTACCAGTTCTTTCTGTATTATTATAAGTATAAACAGGTTCACCTCTACCAATAAAAGAAGTTGCTTCCCAGTTAACGCTTGAGTTATCTGTAAAACTAATATTATATGGTGGGAACCACATTATTCTACCCCCATTAGGTCCAACCTCACAAGGTGGTACGTGTAATATATGTTCTGTATTTTGCCAAGCTAAATTTTCAATAGACAACATATATTTTTGTACAGATGGGTTACCTAGGTTTAATGTTTCACCCTCTAAATTAGATTTAATATTACCCTCTATTATATCTTTAGCCATACCAGCATTATAATAAGGAGCTACTTTAACAAAACCATTATCGGCTAAAACACTTAAATTTAAATCTTCTCTTGTTAAACTTCTTCTATTTGCTTCAGTACCACCACCATGTCTAACTAAATCACTAACTTTTCTATAAGGGTTTCTAACTGACCAAGAACGACAATAAAATTTATTTTCAGCGTCAGTAACAGTGTTACCCATTGAATAATTTTTATGTCTCCCTGTTGTACTGTCAAAATTAGAAGCATCATTAGAAGCCCCAATATATCTAGCCTTATCTTTATAATCTTTAGTATTTCTAGAATTATTAATTAAGTCTTGTGTGTATTTTAATATACCTTTTCTAAATGGATTACTAGTTTGATTACCCCAATACATACCTCTATCATAAGATACACCATTGTTTTTAGAACCGTTACTAGCGGCGTTACCAGGATAAAAATCTTCACTTACATCTAAAGGTATTTTAGTACCAATAGGTCCGTCAGGTCCGTCATCAGGTATAGGTATTGAAAATGGAACCCCAGGTATTTCTATTTTTTTAGTAGGACCTGTTAAATTCCAAGTGTCGATAAGACCCGAACTAGGTAGTGTATCAAAACCAGCTTGAGCATTTTGTTGGATACCATCTAATGTTATCGAAGGATTGAGATTTTCAGTTGGTAGAAGAATTGTACTATCATTCTCTATTTGTGTTTTTGTTATAGCGTCAACGGCTTTACCTACAGCTCTGTTAATTTTATCTACAATAGGTAGATTAAATAAATCATTATTTATTAATTCAGTAGGTGGAGTCAAATACGTGTTTTTTTGTGAAGCTTGACCTGCACCAAAAACATTAGCTAACAAACCTTTAGGTTCACTTAAAGTCGGTCCGTATTTATTAACTGAAACAGAGTTGTATATTAAAGCTTTTGTACCTGAACCAGTAGATTTCATTATATCTGAATAAGCCTCAGGACCATCTGTATCACCATATTTACCAAAAGCATTTGTTGGTATTGGACTAACAGGAATATTTATATCAACAGCATCAGTAAAAAACTCTAATATTTTACCCCCAATGGTTGGGTTAGTTGTAATTTTATAATCTTTTAAAATTAAATCTTGTCCAGCTAATAAACCGAATGGGTCTAAATTTAATTTACCTAAAATATTATTTTCGGCTTTAAGTTTTACCCTATTAATAGCCTCTTCTTTTCTTCTTTCTTTTGCGATATCATTTAAATCTGAGGGAAAATTAATTGAAACACCAGGTCCTAAACCTATTAATTGGTCACTTAATAAAACTTGTTTAAAATCATCTCCTCCAGTTGAAGTTGGGTATTGTAAAAACCCAGTACTTTCATCTATTAATTCAGGGTTATTATACGAATATGCTTGAATTGAAGGTGGTCCATATTGATTTCCTTTTAACATGCCAATATCTCTCACCTCATGTGAACTAACACTATAGTTACCCTCTAGTATCCACTCATCAACATTACCAGGGTCAGATATCTGAGTATAGTTAATAGACTTCTCTGCCCCCTTTTCTGCATATTTACTACTAAAATTACCTGCAGCACCATTAACCAATTCTTCAGGTATTTCTGTTAGATTTTTATTTAAAAGATAATCCCTAAAATTAGTTGCCGTAGTGACACCTAGACTTTGGGTAGAGAAGAAATCTATATTATAATCATTTGGGTTTATATCATTAGGCATATTTTCTAATATTTTTTATATAAATATTTACATATTCAAATTTACTTATCAATTTTGCGCTTAGAAGCTACTATTAATAGATAAATAAATTAATATATAATTAAATATTATTATTATATTATTTGCCTATTTTGGCTTTGGATATTTAGAAGTTTTGTCTTTTGAAGCGGCTCCAAAAACTTTTCTCTTAAGTTCAGTAATAAATTGTGAGTCATCCAAAATAGTTTTCTTAACGTTACCACCACTATCTTTAAGGTTAATTGTTCCACTAACTTCTACATCATCGAACTCCACTTTTATTCCACCACCGAACATTGATGCCCATGAAAGTGACGAAGCTAATTCTTTAAGGGCTTCAACTTTTTCTGTATTTAGTCTATTAATACTATTAACAGCTGAGTATATACCTTTACTATCTATTTTTTGTATTGAGGCTAAACTAGAAGTTAAACTAGTGAAAGCACTACCCCCAATCCACCAAGCAGCACCTAAAGCTAATAAAGAGGCTGATAAAGCAAAAATACCACCAGACATCATTAATAATGCCGGACCAAACATTAATGACGGTCCAATCAAAGAAGGTAATTTTGATAGTGAGGACAAGAACATCTCCATTCCAGGAGCTACTATTTGTAGAGCTAAACCAAACAACATTAAAGCCCCACTCAAAGCAATAATCGCTACTGAACCCAATAAAATTGGTACAAGAGCTCCACCCATTAAAAACGCCGCTAACGCAAAAGCACCTAAAGCAAGTGCGGCTCCTAACATAGTACCCACACCTACACCACCAAGTAAAGACATAGCGTAAGCAAAAGGTATTAAAGCCACTCCTAAAGCGGCAATAGCGACAGAACCTAATAACATTTGAGTAGCTGACTGACCAACCACTTTACCTACCACAAATAAAGCACCAGATAAAACAAGTAGACTAGCCGCGGCTAAAGCTAATGTAGACCAACCATTTTGTAGTTTATCAAATTCCTGTAAAGCTTTAGCGAATACAAATAAAGCTGCTGATAAAATTAAAATAGCGGCAGCTCCTTTTAACATATTAGTAGCTGACTTACCAGCTGAATCACCTGTTTGTGAAGCACCTTGAGCTACTCCAGATTGTCCTCCACTTAGCGGTTGTGTACCACCCTTAGTTCTAATCATTTTTCCTTGTGGACTATTAGCATCATACATTTTACCACTTTTGGACCGTACCATATTTGAATCATTTCCACCACCCATTAATTGTTGTGTTAATTTTCCTTGTGCCATTCCAGAAGTAATACCTTTTGCAAACCATTTTCCCATCGCGAACGACCATATTGGTCCCAATATGGTACCAAGTATCGGTGCTGCGGCCGCAAAAGCCATTAAACCTACTATTAGTTTACCTACCCAACTGAAGGAACCTTTAAGTTGTTTTAACCATTCAAAAGCTTTATCAAAGAAACCTTCAATAGTACCTCTTATTGAATCATCAAACTTACCAATTTCAGGGAAAAAATCAGCTAATAATCTATCTAAGTTATTAAAGACACGTTCTTGTGTTGTTTGCATTGTGATAGCTCTTTCGCGTGCCGAATCTTCTTCAGCCTTTAAAGTAGTGGCTAAATTTTGTTGTTCAGTGGCGGTCATATTTTTTAGATATTGTTTAGACCCCTTTTCATCAAAAACAAAAGCCTGACCTTTACTATCCATTTCCATTACACTGGTTAGGAATTCTTTATCATCACCTTTTATTTTTACTAGGTCACCAAACATATTAATTTTGGCTGTTTGTTTAGCTGTTTGAACCAACTCATCTACCGATATACCAGTAGCTTCAGAAGCTTCCCTTAATCTATCCATTTGGTAAGCACTAACTTTAAATTCTTTAGTTGCTTGATCCCATTTAGCTGTTTCTGATGCGGCTTTAGTAATACTTTTCATAAATTCTTCAGGGTTATTTCTAGCCTGACCCATTAATTGAAAAGCGTCACCCATTTGTGCTAAACTACCACCTAAAACTTGTAAATTTGCTGCAGCATCAATCGCACCTTCAGGTCTCATTACCTTTTCGGCGAAACCTGCCGCGGCCTCCATTGACAATTTATATTTTTCAGAATATCTAGCCATTTGTGCTAAACCTCTAACACCACTTTTAAAACTAAGTTTATTAAGCAACCCAATGTTTTTCTCTACTTTTTCCATTACGTTGCTAGTATTTAAACCTAACGAATTTGTTCTTTTTACTATTTCATCTATTACTTGAACAGCAGAACCTGAACTTTTACCTACGGCATCCATACTACCAACCATACCAGCCATTTGTTCCGCTGACATACCTGTTGTATTAGCTAGAGCAGCCATAGACTCTATAGACTTTTGAGTTAACATCAATTGTCTACCTGTTTGGTCAGCAAAGGCTTGTTGCATTTTACCAGCTGCACCAGCCTCCATACCGAGGTTAGCTAGTTCAGCAGCTGATTGTTGTGCGGTTTTTCTGAATTGGTTCATTCTAGTAACTGACATACCTACTTGTATAGTAGATTGTCTAGCATACTTGTCCATTTCATTGTAATTCTGAAGAATTTTAGTAAACCCTTGTGATAAAGCACCACCAATAGACTTTGTAATTGAACTAAAGCCTGATTTTAATAAATTACTAGTTTTAAGTAATTCTTTATTATATGTTTTTAGATATTCAAGATTAGTTTTTTCCTTTTCAAGTAAAGCTTGAGCTTCTTTTGTTTTAATTTGTGATAACCTAAGAATTTCTTTCTCAGCCTCTCTAATAGCTTGAGCGTTTTCTTTTGCCTTTTTTACAGCCGCACCATAAGTAGTATAGTCACTAGTTATTTCTTTAATAACTTTGGCTATATTGAGCTGGGTTTTGTAGTAATCCTCAGCATCTTTTTTGTTCTGTTTAAAATTTTCGTCAGCCATTTAAAACTTATGTATTTGATATTTCATCCCATTTGTAGTTTTTCTGACCACCCAATTCTAATGATGGGTAATAAAGCATTAAATAACCCGGTTTTTTTATAGATTTTTTAATCCTCATTTTTCCTCTACTAATGATTTGATTTTTTAATTTTGAATTAACTCCTTCTGGATCACCCACTATTTCTACAATACTATTTGATCCGACCACACCATTTGAGTCGTAATCCATATCAATCTTAGCTTTTCCATCGGATGGAGCATTTTTAATATTAGCGTATCCTAGTAATAAATCAGCCGAAGATTCAGAAATATCACCCCCATCTTTATCAAGTGAGTATGAAGTTTTAAATAAAATGGCGTCAAAAAATCCAGATTGTTTTTGGCCAGTAGCCTTTTGAACCCTAGATTCAACATCAGATTGTGATTCATCTATGGTTTGTAAACCACCATTTTCAATCTTAAGGAGAAAATATTGTGGAAACTTAGGTGTCTTATTATTTATTATCTGCTCTTCATTTAACATTTCTTTTAAAATGTTAGATAAAGATAATTTTGATTCATTTTTTTTATTACCATAAAAAGTTTCCCAATATTGATTAACTTTATCTTCATCGTAATTAATAGTGTAACTTCTTTTTTTACCATCAATACCAGCAACAGGTACAGCAAACCATTTTTTAACGGCTATCATAAATTCCCTGATATTTTTATCTAGGTTATCTATTGTTTTAGTACCAATAACTTTACCAGGAAAGACAAGATTCCACCTTTTATATTTATCATCGTTATCTACATCCTCAGAAAGGTTATAATCCTCATCCATTGATTGTTTAGCATACTGTATGTTAAATTCGGGGAAGGCTTTTGATAAACCTTTAAAGAAGTTAGTTGGATAAGATTTTCTTAAATTGGCTATCATCATACTATAAGCATCACGTTCAGCTTTTTCCCTAAAATCAGCTAATTCTTCTTTTGTAGTTTTACCTGATTTTAAACCTCTTTGTAGTCTAGCGTATTCCCTAGCATCATCTATATTATTAAAACCGTCACCAAATACAACTAATCCATTGTATTTACCAAAACCTCTTAGTAGAAGTCTAAAAATTTCATTCCTATTTTTTCCTGAAGTTATTTCTTCAGGTATTGGTACTTCTTTAATTGGTTCTTCTTCTTTTTCATCATCACTTTCACCACCAACAAGTACATCTGAATCTACCTGTACTTTATATGTAACACCTTCTTCTAATAATCTTTTATAATTTTCACCTTTTTTACCTGGAGGTAACTTACCCGCATCACCACCAAAAGTTCTAGTTAATTCAACAGGGTCAATAAAAATAATATCTGGACCTAATTTTGTTGATAAAACCAATCTACCTTTTAAATTAGGGTTTCTTACTTGTGCTCTAGTATCAACTCTATCACATTCTATCTCTTGGTCCCCAATTTTTAGGGTTACATATTTTTTTTCACCCCACTCATTTTCTTTTGGCCATAAAAGTGAAAATTTAAAACCAAAAGGAGCTGGAATTAATTGTGCGATAGTTTTTTGTTTTTCTAAATCATCAAGAGTAAAACCCACTGAACGTAAATTATTTTTTACGTTTTGTAATAAAAAAGAAGCTCTACCACCACTTTTTGCTCCTGAAGGGTCGTCCTTGGGATCTAAACCTGGTGCTTTTGTTTTTGATGGATTTGCCTGTGGGTTTAATAAATTATTTAAAGCATCTTCATTCATAGAAGCACCAAAAGTTAGAGATTCCTCTAACTTTTGATCATACTCTTTTAATATTTCTCTGATATTTTTAGGCATTTTTAGATTCTTTTTTATTGATAAATATGCCTTAATTTTGTTTTATCTACTCTTACCTTTAGATTGAGCCTTTTTATATTGTTTTTGTTGTTCTTCCATTTCTTTTTGCCAAAGGTCAATATAAAGAGCTCTCTCCCAAACAGGCATTTTTAAAACATCTGTATAACTAAATCTTAAATGTTTAACCATGTAATAGACAATTTCTATTAAATGTCTTCTATACTCTAGCGTTAGGCCAAAAAAAGTTGAGTCCAATTGTAAAGGGGCTACGAAAGGTACCTGATGGGCCCTCCACGTCCACTTCTAGGTCAATACCAGGTTCTATTTCATCTGAATATTCTCTAAACTTTAAAGAATCAAAAGCCGGCATAATTTCAATAAATTTAGCAATCATAGATGGGTCTCTATTACCCTCAATTTCTTTAATTTGTGCCTGTAGTCTATAAGTTAAAGCGTTACTAATGGGTGATTTTGTGGCCTTATTTCTTTGTTCTGTTTTTTTAGTAATTGAGGTTTCGTCAGCTACAGTTAATAATCTAAATTTAATTTTCTTTTTACTTCTAGGTAATAAGAAATCGAATTCACCATTTTCATCTGGTTGTGCTGTTAATTCTTTTGTACCTAGATTGGATAAATCAATTTCAGTTTCAAATTCTTCAGCCGTTTCAGGGTCAAGCATTTTTACAGGGTACATTTCACCATAACCTGTAGCTCTTAACCAAATCATAATAGCATTTCTATCACCCACTAACATTTGTTCCATAGGGATTTCAGAACTTTTAATTTTTTTCTGTAAAAGAACATCCAATACCTTACCACTTCTAATTAAGTTAGGAGATGTAAGAATATTTTCGTCTGCTGCTGTAAGATACTCCACTTTAACTGTGGCAGGTCTACCAGGGTATAATAACCCTTTTGAAGGTAATTCAAGCACATCAAACGGTGCTTCAAAATTAAAATCGTTTTCTTGATTTGACATTGTAAAAACTTTTTTTTATGTTTACTATTATTTTATTATAATCTTAAAACCTTTTTTGACAAAGTAAAGATTCTGTTTTTATTATATAAATAGAATTATTCTAAATTTTTTGTTAAAAAAAACTTTGCCATATTAAAAACCTTAACTATATTTGTATTATATAAATAAAAAAAATGGAAGATAGAAAACTACAGAGATTGAAAGAAGTGTTATCAATCCCTACACATTCTAGAAACGAGAAACTAATGGTTTCTTATTTACAGAATGTTTTAACCGAAAAAGGGTTTGAACATTATACTGATGCAATCGGTAATATTTATGTGACTAAAGGAAAGGCTGAATGGTATCCTTGTTTTGTTTCACATACAGATACAGTACACTCAGTTAATTTGAATCTTAAAGTGGTTCAACTAGAAGAAAACGGAAAAACAATCCTAACAGGTATTGATAAAGAAACTATGAAACCATCCGGTATTGGTGGTGATGATAAGTGTGGTGTCTTTCTTTGTTTGGAAATGTTGGATACATTGGACAATGTTAAAGCGGCATTTTTTGTTTCGGAAGAAATTGGTTGTGTTGGTTCTAGACAGGCTGACCCTGAGTTCTTTAAAAACGTTGGTTACGCAATTCAGTATGATTCACCTGAAGGTAATTCAATGAGTTTAACTCTTATGGGTAAAAAACTTTTTAACGAAAAATCCGAATTTGGTAATAAAGTTGGTAACCTTATTCTTGAACATGGTATTGATAGTTGGGAAAGACACCCTTACACAGATATTTGGCCATTAATGGAAAAATTTGGTTTCTCTTGTTTGAATTTGGCGGCAGGTTATCATAGTTATCATACAGCTAATGAATATGTAGTTGTTGATGAAGTTGAGAACGGATTTCAATTAGGACTTAGACTACATGAAATTTTAGGTGAAAATTTTTACGAAAGAGTAGAAGAACCTGTAACAAATTACGGAAATGATTCTTATTGGTCTAGTTCTACAACACAAAAATCTGAATCATCTAAAACACTTTTAAAAGAAGAATTGTTTTTTGATGAGGACGAAGAGGATGATGATGACTTTTTTGCTGAATGGCATGATGAATGGGAAGACTTTAATAGAGTAAATGCTTACTATAAAAGTGAAAAAATAACTGATAGAGGTTTTGAGGACCTATTTGATTATAAAGAATTCAATGGAGGTTATAGTATTAGAAAGTATGACGACGAAGTTGATTACGATTGGTAGAAAAAATAATTATGGGTTATAAATTTATAACCCATTTTTTATTACCACAATCCCATATTCTATTATACCCCCTAGATTTCATAATTTCTTTTTCTGTTAGTGATTTAACAAAACCCTCCTTAATTAAAACATCTTTTCTATATTTAAACCTATTTTCTCTGTTATGATTAATAACATAAAAATAATTTGGTTTGGTCTCACCAATAAACGCAAAGCCCAAATTTTTATATAAAAAACCATCAAAATAACGATTGTCAGAATACGATATAATTTGTTTTGGGTTATTCATTTTAACAAAATGCTTAAATAATTTTGATGCTCCACCGATAATGTTATAATTTAATTTATTACAAAATCTTAACATCTCATAAGACCCCTCTTTTGAGTTATATCCTAAAGATTTCCTTAAACCACCAAAAGTCATTATGGAAATTAATTCATCACAATAATAAAGACCATAGGAAATATTTGACCCAACAAACCCTTGAATATGGTTTAAATTTAAAAACAATTTTTCTTCAGATTTATTAACAACCCTTATCTCACAATTTCTAGCATAAACTTTTTTATCCCAAACACCTAACTTGTTTTTAATTATTGATTTAACGATATCGGATTTCTCTAACCATTCATCCTCAAAAACATGTAATAAATTTATATTTTTTTTGTTACATTCAATAGTTTTATTTAAATGGTAATTTTTGTCTTTATATATGTCTGAATGCCAATACAACCCATTAAACTCTATAGCTAATTTTTTTGATGGGATAAACACATCCAATTCCTTACCACCTAAAACAGACCTGTTTTTAGTCTCAACCTTAATTATTTTAGATATAAAATTTATTAGGTCCAACTCAAGTCCCGAAACTTGTTTGTTGTCTGTTGGGTTACATAAAGTACATAATGTTGATTTTTGTTTTGTTCTATAATTAAATAAATTATTATATATTAGATAATTTTGATTACATATAGAACAATTTAATGTGATATTATCCGAATCTAATTCATATGAAACAAAAACATCTTTTGTTTTTTCTTTAACTAGTTTAATAAAACTATCACGTCTTGTTATTTTATTCTTATCTGAATTATTGTAACCAGACTTGCCATATAACAACTTTTTAGTATTTTTCATTTTTTCAACGTTATTATAACTTTCATTACCATAACGTTTTTTCTTTGTTTCTTTTTGTTTTTTTATGAAATCTTTGTGTTGTGTATAGAAATCTACACCCCATTTTTTATTTATACTTTTTTTTTGTCTTTTTATTAATTCTTCTTTATTGTTGTTAGCACATTCTAAGGAACAAAAGGATTGATAACCCCTGTCAAACCTTTCACTAAATTTTGATTGATTACCACAAGGACATTTTGGTATTGATTTTAAATTATGGTAGAAAAACCATATTTTTTCTTTAAATGTTTTTAAACCGAATCTTGAGGTATGGTCAATTATTTTTAAGTATTCTTCGGGGTAATTTTTGGAAAACCAAGACTCTTTGGTTTTATGACCCGATTTGTTGTTTGTTGTAAAAAAAGAAAAGTCCATACATTTATATTTTTAATATAAATATACAGACTTTTAATTTGGTTGTCAAGGGTATGACAATTATGTTTATTTTTCGTAAATATTTAAATCAGAATACTGAGATTGCTCTATCAAATCTAAGTGTAACTGAAATGTCAGCTATATCAGAAGAAGAGTAATCCAAATCACCGAAATTAGCTGAAGTAATCATAGTACCTTGAAGAATCCATTTTTCAATAACAACTCCTGTTGGGTCTAACATTTCTAATTCTATATCTTTCTTATAACCAGCAGCGTAACCTTGTCTACCTGTTACAGACTCAGAGTGAAGACGAATCCATTCCATAAGAGCTTGAGTAGCTGAAGGACCGATTGGGTCACGGAAAGTAACGTCGATTGTTTCCCAAGTAAATCTACCAATTACAAAAGTAGAAGTATTTAAGAATTGAATCTCAGTTTCTTCCGCTGTATAAGTCGGTCTAGCACCTGTTGATACGAACCATTCTTGGATACCCAATGGTGTAGGGAATCTAAATATAAACCTATTCTTTTTCTTTGGTTCGTAAGGAACAGGCATTCTCATTAACAAATCTGCCATAGTTTAATTTTTTAATTTTTTTTTGTTATCTTTAATTATAAATATGCTGATAAAATATTTTATTTTTATTTCATCAAATTTTTTATTCTATTTATTTCTTCTTTTAAAATTTCATCTTTAGGTTCAACACTATCCATTATAGCGTAATCTTTAGATACACTTCTTTTGAATTTTTTACCAGTATCGACTTTACAACCATATTCTTTACATAAATTCATAACAGCATTTTTATCATAACCTATTTTCTTACCTTTAATACCGAAATACATTGTTGTTAACATTTCCATAAATTGTGGTAAATTTTTCATTAATAAGTCTTCTCTAAAACCAGCCTTTTTAATTGAATCACCAAAAGTGGTTGAAGCTTCAATAATTAAATTATCTTTTTTAAGAACTGAATCACCTATCGTACCCATAGCTTTCCCTGTTTCACCAGGTTTTGCTGTGAATGCTCTAGCTCTTTCACCCAAACCTAATCCATATTCATTGTTTAATTTTTTGAAAAATCCACCAATGTTTTTTCTAGTGTTTCTAATCCAAGATATTAAAGCTAAATTTTTATTACTACGTACCCTAGCTAACCATGCTTGTTTATTAATTTTGTTAGTAAAAGCATTATTATTCACTAAATAATCATAATATTTGCTTAAATAGTTTTGTGGGTCATATTTTCCTTGATTTAAAGCTGCGTCAAAAAACCCTGAAGGTAAAACTGTCCCTTCTTTTATACCTAAACCATTCCATAAACTTTCTCCCCCTGGTAAGAAATTTTTAGCTAAATAAGCCAATTGCATATTTCTATTACCTTTTAGGAATTCTTTTTTTGGTACTGGTACTACTATGTCGTCTTCGTATTCATCTTTTCTATTTATATCATCATCTTCACGTTTATCCTCACCTTTCATTTTTTTACCACAAGGAACTATATACATACCATCTTTTAGTATTTGTTCATATCCTTCAGGTACGGTTGTTTTATCTTCTGGTTGTACAACAAAATATGTTACCCCATTCTTTTCATCAGTAAAACCACCTAAAATTTCTAAATGTAATAAAGGACCATTATCAACAGGTGTTAAAATACCATCAAATTTTTGACCATCTTCTTCAAGGTAATCTACATTAGCATATATACTTATACGGTTACCCCTTTCTACTTTAATTGTCTTACCGTTTATGTTTATATCACAAATTGGTACTTTTGGTGCTGGTGGCGTATCAACAAGTGGCCCATATGGTCCAGGTTGAATCTTTGTATCTGTTTGTTTTTTTATTGGAGCGTCTATCCCATCAACAGTTATTGTTGTGTTTTGTTCAGCATCAGCTGATGATGATTTAGCTTTTACAACATCTTTTGCCAAACCACCAATTTCAGATTTAACTTTAACTTTGGTAGGTATACCGTCTTTAGCTAATTCTTGTTTAACTATTTTTAAAACAGCATCAATGGATTTTTGGTTGTGTGTTTCAGCACATGGTCCACCTTGACAATCGTTACTATCAGGTATACCATCACCATCAGAATCAACACCACCATCAGTATTTGAATAATTTGAATGGAATTTTAAAGTTATAGATTTAACAGGTTTACCACCTAAATCAGGATCTTTATTAATATCCTTAACTAAATTAACAATATTTTGTGCAGCCTGTTGTACCTGACTATCATTTAAATCAGTTTTAGCAAAATCACGTTCTATAACACCAACAGTCTTACCATCTTTACCAATATCAACTTTAGTTAAACTACCATCTTTATTTACTTTAACATGTGAAGAATGGTTTAAAGAATCGTTTTGTGTGTGTTTGTTTACTACCTTAGCAACATGTAGATTACCGTCATCAACATTCTTTTTAACTGTTGTGGAATGTGTACCCAATAAACCAGTAACATAGAACATAGCTCCAATAGCTACCATTCCTGTTAGAACTCTACCTGATACTGTGTTATTTAAAAAATTACTTAACTTACCTATAATAGACTTACCACCAGAACTATTCATGGTCTCTTCAATACAATGTTTGATATGACCCTCAATATATTTCTTTTTATTTTCTTCTGTATATCTAGGATCACCAGGTTCATATTTTATACTCCAGTGACCTTCTGCTCTTTCAGCACAATTTTTAGATACTTCTGCAATATCCTTTTGTGCTTGTTGTACTGCCTGTGCTTGTTGTGGACCTAAATTTTGATTAGCGTTTTGTTGTGCTTGTTGATTTGCTTGACCCCAAAGGTTATTCCAAGCATTTCTTATTTTTTCCATGAAACTGGCTTCCAATAATAATCTTTCGTTTTCTGAGATTATTTTTTTACCAGTACCTTTATCAATAAGAGAAAGTTCTGTTAAAACATAAGCTATTTCTTTATATAAATCCTCACCTTCAAGAGATAGTATATTAGTAGTTAATTCCTTTTCTTCAAATAAACTAGTTAAAGCGTTGTCGTAATTTATTTTTTTCATTTGACAAATTGTTTTATTATAAATATTCTTGTTTTAAGAAAAAAAACATTAAAAATTTTAAACATGACCGAATTTGATAAGTACGCTGTAAAGCACATGGGTATTGGTTCACATACCCTACACGGATACCAAAATTTCCAATCTATTGTTCCAAACATTGAATCATCAATCACACCTTCAATTATTGAAGAAAGACAACTAAATGTTGCTATTATGAGTGTATTTGATAGATTGATGATGGATCGTATTATTTGGTGTGCTGGACCTGTGAATGATAGAATGGCTGTTGTTGTACAGGCACAACTTCTTTTCTTATCCCAACAAGACCCTAAGAAAACTATTACTTTGCATGTAGACACACCTGGCGGAAGTGTTTCTAGTGGTCTATCTATTATTGATGTTATGAATTATATCCCCAACCCAATTCAAACAATTAACACAGGGATGGCGGCATCAATGGGTTCAGTTTTATTAGGGGCCGGAACAAAAGGTATGAGAAGTTCTCTTCCCTTTTCAAGAGTAATGATACATCAAGTGTCTTCTGGAACTAGAGGGCATGTGGCTGATAATAGAATCAATCATCTTGAAAGTGAAAAATATAATTATGTTCTTTTTAATATGTTAGCTGAATATTGTGGTAAATCTTTTGATGAGGTTATTTCTACAGCACATCGTGATAAATGGTTTAACGCTGAAGAAATATTAAAATTCGGATTAATTGACGAAGTTTTATATTCAGATAATAAAGTTAAAAATGGTATGGATAAATATTTAACAGGGTTTGATAAATATTACCAAAAAATAATTAAGGGGTAATAATATCTAGCCAACTAACTTTCTTATCTTCTCTACGGTAGACTGTAAGAGGGTTAGTTGGCATTCTCCCATCCCTACTACCACTTAAACAATATTTTTTATATTCAGACATTTTTTTAATGTTTAATTTTTTAATATTTATTTTGAATTCTTCTAAATTAAAAAATTTCTTATTTTGATTAGCAATAATATCACACCCTAAAAAGTCTGACCACCCCAACCAACCACGATTTTCATAATACCTATTAGGTCTATTTGGTATATTGTGTGGTATTTTACCTTCTTTAGCTAAAATTTTATAATCTATAACTTTTTTAATATTCAATAAATTTATTGTTTTTTTAGCTTCATCATAGTTTAAATAATTAACATAGTTATCACTAACTGTATTGGTACCTAAAAAGTCACCCCAACTAACCCAACCATCATTTTTATACCTTTGGTTAGGGTTTTTTGGTATGTAATCTGGTAATAATTTTAATTTGTTAGACCAATCCGTTTTAGATTTAACTTTAACATTTTCTTTTACCCATTTTTTACATTCTTCGTAGGTTATTTTATATTTTATACCTGAACCACCTTCACCACCATTAGCAGTGTTTGTTAAATTTGGATAATTTTTTATTAGATTTTTTTCTAATTCAACCCAATCAGTGATACTACACTCACTGATAATGATATAATCTATATTGTAATCACAATCAATTATCCAATTTTCTTTATGGGTTAATTTCTTATTTATTTTTTTATTGTATAAAGTATTGTTTTTGTGTCTTTTTAAACGATATTCAGGGTTATCAGCTTTACCTATATATCTTATTTCTTTTTTTACGTCATTTATATTATATAAACCATATATAAAAGTTTTACCATCCATATTCTTTTTTAATATAAATATTATTAAAACCAGTTAAAATCCTGGTGGTATTGAAAAAATTACGGTATTATTGATGAGGTTATTGGTAAACCTGATAAAAATAAAAAGGGAGTTTAAGACTCCCTTTTTTTTATATTCTATTAATTTTTGTTTCAAATTCAACCCCATACTCATCAAAATAAGTAATCCACCACCTTTCTACTGTTGCATAATCACCACTATAAGAATCGTAAGATAAAATACCCATATCATATAGGTCATCTTTTAACATTTCATCTAAGGAATCTCTTTTTTCATTATATATAGTATCTTCACCAAAACCATTTGTAGGTATTTTAGATAACTCACCCCTCATCCAATTAGTTACAATATAATCATGACCACCATCTAAATATAAATCTATTAATTTTTCAAGGCTGAAATAACCAGAAGAGTTAAATCCATTTTGTAAAATTTTAACATATCTGATTAATTGTTCACTTCCATTAGAATCATTTGTAAAGTTGTACCAACTATCGGACCAAGTACCGCTATCTTCACCATGACCATTGGCCCAATGTAATCTAAAAACATCTCTTGGGTTTTTTTGTGATACGGGTTCAGTAATCTCAATAAATGGTGGTATATCAGTTATCCAATCAAAATCCTCTTTTAATATTTTTTTAATTAAATTTTTCATAATTTTTCATGTAAAGGTTTACCTTCTTTTTTCATTTTACCCAACCACTGTTTAAAAATATCTAATGTCTCTAAAATAGTTAGATTATTTTTTTCAGCAAATGGGCCTAAATAGTCATAAGCCATTTTAATTTCAAGAGCTAAATCCAATAAATAACTCCTACCACCTAAATTTCTTGATGGGGTTAGATAAGAATAAACATCGTCAGCTAACATTTTATATTTTTCTGAACCGTCTGTTGGGTTAACCAAGTCATGTACCATATCATTTAATTCATTAACATCATCTAAAAAACTGGCATGAGCCATTTCAACTTCATGAATCCAATTGGACCACCACCCATTATCACGCTTAATATAAATACCTGGAACATCTCTAGTATTGTAACCACTTTTACCATAAAAATAATCTTCAAACGATTGTAATGGGTCTATTTGATTAGTCCAATCAAACTCTTCAGATTCTTCCTTTAATATTTTACGAATTTTTTCTTTCATTTTTGTTTTCTAATTTACCGTAAGCGTCACAATGATTACCAGATGAAGTTTTACACCCTAATAAAATAAAGCTTAAAACAATAAGTACAACTATTTTCATATTAATCTTTTTCAATAACAATTTTTTTCTTACCACCCTCAGATGTATCATAAACAACAAAGTGAACTTCAGGGTATACTTTTGATAATTCTCTATCAATAAAATTTACCATTGCGTTAACATTTTTAAGGTCATCATCCGAAAAACCTAAAGATATTTTATTATATTTACCACCTTTAATTAAATCTTTAACATCTTCAAAATTAGTTTGTAAGAAATGTGATAAAGCTACTTGTTTTGCATATTCAGGGTTTGCTGCCCCACCTGTAACTGGTAACCCAGACTTCTCACCAAATTTATCAGAAGAAACAGGATAATATTTAACCCTACTATCTAAATAAAAATCTATTAACTGATTGGTATTAAGGTTATTTATTTTATTTAAAAAGTCTTGTGGATAATTACCTTCGTATTGGTAAGCGTCTTTTATATTTTCAACCATTTCTTCTTTTTCATCTTCTGTAAGAACTTTATCGATAAAAAATCTAAGACCTTTTTTAAGAACTTTTGGGTCGTGCCCCCTAGCCGTATTAATTGAAAGTGGATTAGCGTAAATTAAAGCTTCAATAAATTTACCGATACTTGGCGCAAAATCTTCATTTTCTATAGCTATTTTAGCATCTCTAATAAATGCATTTGGATCTTTAAAATCTCTATAAGGGTCTTCATCATAACCCACAACCATTTTACCTTTATATTTAAAAGGTTCTTTACCTATTAAATGTCTGTATTCAGCAAATTCATGTGTGGACATCCCAACAACATTTCCCATATTATCTTTAAGATAAATTTCAGTTGGCATGTTTAATATGTTATCATCCCAATCAAATGAGTATAATCTTAAATCTCTTTCTTCGTTAAGATATTGTTTTAAAAACTTTGCTTGTGATTCAGTTATGATAATTTTTTTCATTTTTTTTTAAAATATTTATAGTTATATAGATAAATATTGTTATCTTTATAAAAAGAGAATATTAATCTGATTAAATACATTATAAAATGGATTATAAAGAACATATGATTATTGAAAAGTGGAAAGATGTTTCAACTGAAGAAATTGTGGAAACTAAAAAAGAGTGTAAAAGAATTCTTTTTTATTCAAACGAAAACTATATGTTTATTCTTTTCTTTTTAATTTTTATGTCTCCGTCTATTGTTTGTTTTTTATTTGGAGCACCAACTTTTGCTAAACTAATATTATTCCCCTCCTTTGTTGGACACTTTTTTTTCTGGTTTTTTTACTTAAAAAAAGCCTTTAACTATACCGAGGAAATTAGAGAATCAGCTCTTATAACAAAAGAAAAATGTGATATAGTTTTAAAAAGTAGAAAATTAGATAAAACAAAAAACCCCGATTAAACGGGGTTTATTTATTTTAAATAAAAAATTTATATATTTCTATTTTTTAATTTAGCCTTAGCTCTTTCCATTCTTTCTTTTTCTTGTGCTTTTGTTGTTTGGTGTATTTTTGAGGCTACAAGACCACCACCAGTTAAAAGAGCTATCACAGATGTAACAAATAAAGGGTCTGTCAAATCTACTGCGTAATTACCCATTTTAGCCGCTTGTTCAAGGCTACTACCAAAAACACCTAAACCACCAATACCAATAGTAGATAGTACACCACCTATTTTACCCTTTATCCTATTAAAAGTATCACGTAATCCTTCTTCTTGCATTCCAGATTCTAATTTTGCTTGAATACTTTTTGCTGATTGTTCTAATTTTGCGTATGCTTCAGGGTCATTTTCTTTTAAATCATTTAAAAATTCCATCGCCTCTTCTTCAGAATTTTCTCTTAACACTCTAGATTCGTTAACTTTTCCGTGGATGTGTTTTTTAACTTCAGGAGCTTGTTTCATTTTAGCTTTTTTAACTTCTTTAGCTTTTTCCATTCCTTCACCCATATCGTCAGCTTGTTCAGCACCCATCGACATTTTGTGTTTTTTAGCAGCGTTCTTTTCAATCATCGCTGATTCCATTACAAAATTTTCAACAACTCTTTCTAGTTGTTCTTTTCTGATTTTATATCTTACTTTTGTCATTTTATTAGTTTTTATTTGTTTCTGTAATTAATTAACTTTTTAAAGTTATCCATATTCTCTGTTAAGAATGATGCGTCAAATGTTTTTGTAACTGATTCAGCTAAATCTTTAACTGAAGCTTCTGTCACATTACCATCTTTAGGTTTTTTATCTGCACGATTAGGGACACCATCACCGTCATCATCAATTCCGGCTTCTGTTCTAGGCCCATTTATATATTTACCAGGATTTTTTATTTTCTCTTCTTTTTTACCTTTTTTCATATATGAAGTTCCACACTCATTACATTCTCCTTCATACACCATACCACCACATTCACACATGGTACCTTTGCCTTCTTTTATTTCAGACGTTTTTTGTGAATAATTTTCTTCCCAGTCATCATATTCTTTTTTATGTATATGCCCAGTATTTAACCAATATTTCATACATTCAGGATCACCCCATTTTCCTTCACAAAAGCCACCCGTTGCCTGACTCATACCATGAGAATCCATATTATAATTCCATTCTTTAAGTGTTGATTCAATAAGAACGTCCAATTGTTTTTTATTAATAATTTTTGACATAATTTCTTTTTTATTATAAATATCTTTCTTTTAAGAAAAAGTTATTTTTGATAAAAAAAAGGCCCACTTTACTAGTGAGCCTTTTAGTTATTTATTTATTCTTATAGGTTATCGAAAGAAGCTCCTGTAGATGTTACATTGAATTCTAAGATTATGAATTCTAGTGATGGTACAGGTTTGATAAATATTTTACCTCTTAATTCATTTCTATCGATTTCTTCAGGGTCATTAGAAAGAACAACTCTAAAGTCAGCCAAACCTCTTTCTCTCTTAATGTTTTCCAAGATTGGATTAACAAGTGATAAGAATTGGTTTCTCACAATTTGGTCGTTTTGTTCGAATAACAATCTTACTGCTACCGCTGAAATTAATTTTCTTGTTTGTAGTAACAATCTTCTAATGTTCAATCTATCAAGAGCTGAATCTTTAATTTGTAAATTTTTATTACCCCAAATTACAACTCCTTGATCAGAGAATGTAGCCATTGGATTAATTCTTCCTTCATAAAGAGTGTCTCTATCTGATTCAGTCAATTTAACTCTAGCTTGGATAGCTGAAGTAAGACCTCTTGTATAACCAGCCGAAGCGAACCATGGGAATGATACGTTATCAGTTAAAGCGATGTTACGTACTACTTCATATGTAGGTGGTAACCAAACATTAACATTGTTTTCATTATCTAATGATTGAATCCATGGCCAGTAAGTGGCTGTGTAGTTAGAATCAATGTCGGCTGCTTCAAGTAAACCTACCATGTCGTCAGCTGAAGGTACATCTACCGTTGAGAATCCTAAACTAGTCAATTGTGTGACACTATTATAAGTAACACCTTCAGGTGAAGTTAAGATATAAACTGAATCTGCCCTTTCTTCTTCAACCATGTCAATTGTTATACCAACTAATTCTGAGTTGTCACTATAATCAATACCAGGTGTAGCTAATACGTTAATATTAACCGCTTCAGGATTTCTAAAAGTACGGATACCTTGTAAGTATGCGTAATAGTCAGAAGTTCCTTCATTAGTACCCACAATTTTAAATTCTTCTTCATTTAAACCATTTTCAAATCCGGCTCTACCAACTTTATACCTATCTTCATTTGTTCTAGTTGTTCTGTAAGAGTTCCAACCATCAAAACCTAAATAAGGTGCTAATGTGAATTTTCTGGATTGAATAGATTCGTAAGAAGTACCTTCAAGACCAGAAAGTGTTCTAAATGGACAACATCCTACAACAAAATTACCAGCTACTGTAGCTCCACTATCCATGTGATATCCTTCTGTTCTAGCTGTCCACTGAGCTGGTGTAACTCCATTTGTATAACCTTTCCAGTTAAACATGTTTTGATCAATACCAACAGTATCGGATAAACCTAAATATACTTTTCTGATATTATCGTTTACAATATCATATTGAGTTTTAAAATTTAATTGTGGTGCTAAAACTCCTGTTGGGTAATCTCTAACGATATAACCTTCATAACCCGCTGGGAATGCGTCAATTGGGGATTCAGGGTTAGTTACCATCATGATATATCTACTTCTTAAAGAGAATTCACCATCGGCTGTACCTATTCTTCTACCAATAAAATTACTACTAGAAGGGTCCATAACAACTTTACGGAAAGACTCAATAATTGAAGGTCTTGTATCATTATCATAAAAATCTCTAACTATAATGTCAAACTCTTTTGTATCAGGTTTAATGTTAGCTATTGAAATTTTAATTTCTTTGTTTGCCATAGTACCATCAGATATAGATACAAACTTAAATAATTTTTGTACAATGTTACCACGTAATTCAGAAACAACCCAAGGTGTCTCAGGTGTTTGCCATTGTTGTTGGTAATTTTCAAAATTATTTGTATAGGTTAAGCCTGTGTTTAATCCAAGAATATAACCATTTTCAATTAATTCATTTAGTTTATTAGGATAAAGTTCTTCAACAAATACTAAAGCATCTCTATCAAAGAAATCTGTACCAAGTACTCTAGGTAAATAATTTCTAGAAGTTGTATCTAAAGAAACATCATATCTAGTAATAGCACTTGTAGTATTGTTTGTCGCAGATAATACAAAATCAGCTTCAGAGTTTGTACCAGTATTTAATGGGTTCATAACAAGTCCAGATTGTGACTGTAAAGTTCTATATGTAAGAGTATCTGTAACATTATTAACGTCACCATAATCACCTCTTGACCTTAACATAGCTAATACCATTCCTTCATATTCTGAGTAAGAAGATGCTGAATATGTTATTACAGTACCCGATGACGTACCACTTGTACCAACAACACCTGTTTGTACAATACTAGCACTATAACCAACGAAAGAAGTTCCTACTTTTTCAAAATAGATACCTTCAGGGTATGTAACAGTATCATTTGGTACTGGGGTTGCAGTAGTATTTGTTGGCCCATTAGGGAATAATGCTGCATCAAATAACACTTCAGCCTCAGTAGCTCCTGGTCCTGCAAAATTAAAGTACTCGGTCCCACCTGTAAAGTTACAAGTAAAATCTTGAGCCGCTACAGAAACACCAATTGTTGATGGGTCGTAGTTAGCACTAGCCGTTAGTAACCAAGCGTCACCAGCATCATAACCAGTTAAACCAAGAATTCTTGTTACAAACATTTGGTTTGATTGTTGTAGATAACTTTTCGCTATATAAGGTAATTCAAATTTAGGTTTTCTAGATTCACCCCCAAATCTTTTAGGGTTAAGACCACCAAATATTGCCGTAAACTCTTCATAATTTGTAATGAAGATTGGTTCAAAAGCAGGACCTTTGGTTGTTTCTCCGACAACACCTAAAGTGGTTACACCAACTTGTTGTGCTACAAAACTTAAATCTTTTTCAGATGTAAACACACCTGGTGATACGAATATTTTGTCTGATGCCATTTTTAATTTTTTATTTTTTTTATTTCGTTATTTTATAAATAAATATTGTTGAAATTATCAAAAGATTTTTTTTGTTATTCTACAACAAAAAATAGTATGACACAAATATGATTTTTATCATATTTATAGTTAAAAAACCATGAAAAGGGACAAAAATTTAAAAATAACACCACAAACACATAAACTATTAAAAGAGTATTGTGAAAATAACGGTCTTAAAATGTTTGCTTTTGTTGAGAAATTAATTAAGGATGCTTGTAAAACTAAAGTAGATATTTACGGAGAATAATTACCAACAAGTGATAATAACTATACCGTCACCACCACGACCTCCAGTACCTCCTGCACCATTATACGAACCTCCACCACCGGCACCACCTGAACCATATCCACCATTACCTCCGTCTCCACCTGTGAATGTACCTGAAGCGTTGTTTGTTGCTCCACCACCACCAGCTCCGCCTGTAGTTAAAAATGGGGTTCTTGAAGTTGTTAAAGATGACGGATTCAAACTAATAAAACCGGAATTACCAACACCAGCGTTAGCAACAAAACCTAATGCACCACCATTAAGTTGGGGTATAAATCCTGAAGTAGTAATTGAACCTCCAGAATAAGAAGATAATGAACTTGATGATCCTCCTCCACCAGCTCCACCAGTTACGATATTAATTACCGCTATATTATCACCAAATGTAATATTTCGACCTAATGCACCATTTTGTCCTGCAATTGAATTTACAATACCTAAAGATGATAAAATACCGTTGGTAGACGTAAATATTGTACCAGCAGTTCCTCCATTTGCAGTACCAGGTCCTATTGCACCACCAGCACCACCAGTGGCCGCTACAGCACCACTTGCTAAAATAATATTTGATGTTGATGCGGTTGATGGTAAAACTGATACATATGAAATTGATCCCACCCCACCTGTACCACCACTAAACCCTGCAGGACCTGATGTTCCACCGGTACCACCAGGACCCACAAGAATATATAAAGTATCTGGCAATAAATTTGCCTGAAAAATACCAGTCGTTACCGATGAAGACGCACCACCTCCACCACCGATGGCCGCACTACTGTTGGAACCTCTTCCACCACCTCCACCAGAACCACCACCTATCGTGGTAATGTTTATAAATTTACAGTTTTTAGGTTTCACCCAATTTTGCCAAACACCTGAACCTTTTGTGTAAAATACTTGTACATTTGTATCAATATTAGGTATGTTAAAAACATCTATCATATATTAAAAATTTTAAAATGTTGTTATAAATACAATTCCATCACCACCTCTACCCCCAACTCTACCAGTACCACCATCTATAGCTCCAGAACCCCCGCCACCAGAACCTATTTCACCAGCACCTCCATTTCCACCACCACCACTAATGGTAACATTACTTCCACCACCTGAACCACCTGTTGTTGCAAATGGAAATTCAGTTGATGAATAAGTTAATAAATTTGGGGTTATTGTTATTAATCCTTTAGAACCAGCACTAGCAGCACCACCCCCACCGGTACCTCCGGCAACTCTACCTAAAACACCACCTGCCAATATAGAACCACCAGCAAAATTAGTAGTAGATGTTTTTCCACCCCCACCAGCACCTCCACAAAGTGGAAAATTAGCTAAAGCTGTTTTAGAACCTCCAGCACCAGAAGAACCAAAACCACCAGTAGCACCAGCATCACCAACTCTACTATTCCAAATACCAAGTGATGATAAAAATCCAGCGGTTTGAGTAAAAGGTGTACCCCCATTACCACCAATACCACCAGCACCAGAGTCACCCCCAAAACCACCAAGAGCTGCGGTAGTAGATGTCCTAATAATAACATCAATAGCGGTCGTTGAGGGGCTAATTGAAACAAAAGATTGACCACCAAAACCACCATCACCACCAGATGTACCACCAGCACCTCCAAGTCCAACTTGTACGTATAAGGTATCTGGTAGTAATACTGAAGGTATTAATATATTAGTAATTGCGGATGAACCACCCCCACCTCCTCCACCACCATTTCCGGCGACATTTGAAGATGAACCACCCCCACCCCCTCCTCCAATAACTGTAATATAAACAAACTTACAGTTTCTTGGTTTTTGCCAAGTTTGCCAAGTAGTTGAACCTAAAGCAAAAAAAGTTTGATGGTTAGTTATTGATGGTATATTTGAATAATCTATCATACATATTAATCTATTATACAATCAGGTGTTGGTATGCTATCGTCAACGACATAATACCCATATGGAGGTATTAATTCCAAAGTGTTACAATTTAAATCCATAAATCTAACTAGTCCATTTTGATCACTTTCTTGATAAAACTGACCATCATATCCATATTCAAACTCACATAAACTATATTTCATAACGTTAATATTTTCCTCCGATTACTGTCGCTTCCCATCCGGCAGATGTAGGTGCAGTACCTAATGTTATATAAATTCTATAACCCGCTGGTAACGCAAAGTTTAATGGTAGTTCATAATTCGCCTGTGCAGCAACTTGTGATACTATTGTATTTGGCAATGTTATTTCATCTATTAATGTGTTATTTGCCGCAGTTGCGGTTGTTAATCCATTATTAACCCATACACGAGCAACTGTTGCATTTGTATTAGTCCCCAAAGTTCTAAAACGTATTCTCTGTACATATCCACCATTAGTTGCATCGGCTGTGAAAGCCAAATAAATGGTTCCTGCTGTTAAATCTGTAGTTGTGTTAGCTACAGTCATTGCGGATACCGTCCACTGAATATCCGGTGTCCTTGTAAAAATTGGTTGGTTATTTGCTGGCATTTTTTAAAATATATTAAATTTATTGTTATGTTAAATAGTTAAATGTTGACATTACATATGTCATACCGTAGTTATATATTGATGGAGAAGTGCTATCAGTTATTTCAACTTCCCCTGAAGTAGAGTTTCTCATCAATATTTGTGTTGATGTGTAACCACTTGTTGGTTGTGTTGTTATCACCATAGTCCCACCACTTATTGTTCCTGATACTATTGTATTACCAGATACTTGTAATTTTTCTGATGGTGTTGTTGTGTTAATCCCAACGTTACCTTGTAGGATTGTTTTTGTGATTGAATCATTACCAAGTGTCACTGAATTTGATCCGTTACCTGTAGTGTTGTGACCAATTACTATTTGATTAGTTTGGTTATTGTCTAGTGCTTTAGTGTTTGCGCCTATAAAAATAGAAGAACCTGCGTTTGTTAATTGTGTCACACCATCAGTAATGTAAATTCCAGATTGAAAACCTAAACCAACATTACTATTGCCAGATGAAAGAAAAATTAAAGATGATATTCCAAAGCCACCGTTCTCATTGCCATTTGAGGATTGTAATGCCGCCCTTCCGAATGCACTATTATTAGACCCAGTTGTTACAGTTGTTAATGCATTCTGACCAAAAGCGGTGTTACTTGTTCCTGTTGTATTTGAATCCAGTGCATTCTCTCCAAAAGAAGTATTAGAAGATACATTTCCAGCACCCCTTGCCCATACTGTACTATTAACAGTATTAACTGTGAACACATCATTTGTACCGTTACTAACAATAAATTTGTTAGATGCAGAACCAGAACCTACAGCAACATTACCAGCGGCATCTACTACAAACGGTGATGAGTCAGGATTTGTTGAATCCTCCACAACAAGAGCGTTACCATTACCTGTTTGTGTAATTCTTAAAATATCAGTGGAAGTTGATCCACTTATCCAGTTAATACCAGTTCCACCAGTAACTATTAAGTTTCCTGTGAATGTTGTTCCTGTTATTAAAGCGTTACCAGCGACATGTAATTTTTCGGTTGGGGTAGGTATACCGATACCAACGTTACCTGTACTAGTGATATTTATTACACCAGATGATGGTGCAGACGTTCCAATACCTCCTATTGACATAGTACCACCAGAAGGAGTATTAACCCAAAAAGATGTACCTAACCCATATTGTAATCTTAAACCGGTATTAGTATTACCTGACCCCCATATAAATTGACTACCATCTACTATGGATACTTTTTCACCTGGGTTTGTTGTACCAATACCAACACGTCCTATAGAATCAATTACAAATGGTGTTGAATCTGGATTCGTATCATCTTCTACTAAGAATGAGTTACCAGAACCTGTATTGTTAACGTGTAGTTTTGCTGTTGGATTTGCAATCCCAACCCCTAATCTATTATTTGCTAAATCAATGGTAACCGCACTTGTAGACCCAAAATAAACATTACCCTCATTATTTGGTTGGACGTTTAATGGTGAACAAGAACGTATATTTGATATATATAAATCAGTCACACAGTTTCCTGAAGCACCAATTGTTGTTGCTGATAAAGTTGTAAATTTACCATAACCATCTGCTCTAATAAATGCTGTTTCTATACCAGAATTATTTTCAATTGATATATTTTTATCTGTGTTACTTCCGGTCCCACCTCTAAACTGAACACTACCTAAAGTGGTGTTTGTTGTGATTTCAGGATTAACTGAATTATTATATGCTTGTTGTAATGTTGTTGTTGATATACCGGCAGTACCACCAAGAACTTCACCAAATTTAGAAACAAGTGAAAATACCGCATCATCAGTATTACTTAAATCACCAGCACCATCTTTCACAGTTAATGTACCAATTAAAATACAATCTATCGCATTATCCGCGTTTTCAACAAAAAGTTCACTTGGTAGTGCAGCAATAGCCTTTGCTAAAGTTGGATAAACCACTTGTCCGTATTGTATTCTTATAACACCACTTTGGGACATATAAATTCTTTGAGTTGAATAGTTACCAGACCCCGGTATTGGTGTTATTATACCATTAACGTCATAACTTGTGGTATCTATAGTTGATGCCGTTGTTGTGAATGTTCCACCTGTTTGTGTTGTATAATAAAATACTGCAGGTATTTGAGCTGGAACTGTTATTGAGTTAGGATTTTTTTGATTTGTGTCCCAACCAATACCATTACCCCAAAAAGTACCTGATGAGGTTTTAAATGTTAAATTAGCACCATTATTTGAAATAATAACACCTTGATTAATTAATCTAATTGGTGTCCATAAATCCCTTAATGATGATAATGGGGATACATCATAATCAACACTTTGTTCTACGTTAAGTATATCAGTTTTATTTGGGTGAACTGCTCTACCTAAAAATATATTATCTCTTCTTTCTACTGGTGTTGGAAAAGTTGTTTGCTGGAATAAAGTTCCACCACTATTTACCAAAAAGTAAGTATCTAAAGATGAGTTAATGTTTGTTACAGGAATATTTGTTCCACCACTATAATAGACATTTAATACTAATGGATCAGTCGCCCTTTCATCCGTATTAAAAACAATCCACCCTCTCATTGGAGCAACATTTACTGTTGTTGAAGAGGCCTTAGTCATTCCCGTATAATCATATACACCTGTCGAAATGACATTCCCTAGTAATACATTTATTTCTTGTTGTGTTAAACTTTGTAGTGAGTTTTCATTAGATATTACCACTAAAATTTTACCTGTTGTTGGATGTGACTCCAAACAATAACCAACAGTTGATATCCTTGACGAGAATTCAATAGAGTCAGGGTCATTAGTTAAACCACCATCAATTGTATCAGATAAAAATACTTCTTGACCCACAGTAAACGCACTCGTATTTAAATCTCTAACAATACCAAAATTGGTCATAAAACCATATTCACCACTTGGTATGTCATGAGTCGCAACACCAGAACTTTGGGCTAAACTATTTAAAAATGATGTCCCTAATTTTGATGCGTTAGCTAATGCAACTGTAGGTACCCCACTAGTTGCACCAGTTATATGTAAAACCTGTCCGTTAAGTATTGTTGTTGGTAAATCATTATAAATCCTAATTAAACTTTCTTGACCCAAGTTAACCGTAACATCATTTTGATTTGTTATTGGTTTATATGATAACGCATTTTCATTTGAATCAAAATATAATGTTCCACCTGTCACTAATGGAACTATTGGGTTTGTATTAAAGTCAATATAATCAGTATATATGGCATTGGAAGTTATCCCACTTGTAAAAAATGTTTCACCATAAACTGTACCACCACTTAATGGTAAATAATCACCAGAAAATGAAGGTAAATTTAAATATGTTGTTGCTGAAATTGATCCATTTATATTAACATTACCATTGACAGTACCACCTGATAAGATTGATAACCTGTCCCATCCGATTGGTAATATTTGATTGGATGTTGTTCCTGATGCATATAAAATAACATCTGCCGTATTTAATGCTAATTCACCTAATTGTAAATCACCGGGAGATGGTATTTTTCCAGGTACATTAGACCTTTTTAAAAGGAATGTATTTTGTCTTTTTGCCATATTTATGACTATTATGTAACCTTATTTAAGGTGTTATTTATGGTTATATGAACCTTTAAATAATAAATAGTATTAGTAATTAAAAAATTCGTAATACCATTTATATTTTTCTTTAATACCATTACAAATACCCGGACCTAATACTTCTTTATAATCATCCTTTAATGGTTTAATTTCTTTTTTTATCGTATGATCACCATAAATACCATAAACAGAATCATCTTCTTGTGTTATTTGTTCTACATTGTTAAAATCGTGATCATAATAAGGTAATTCTAAAAAATCATATATTTTTACCATTTCTTGTTTTGGGTTTGAACAGAAATACTCAAATTTTATAAAAAGTATTTTTTGATCAATACCTTCTCTAATCATTTGGTAGATTCTTTCTATTGCAAGACCTACGGGCTGTGTGTTTGCCCAAATGTCTACTCTTTTTTCTGTGGTTGTACCTTTCATTTGTGAATGATTAACAATTCCTGAATCTTTATCTTGATTTTTTCTAAAATTTTTTTCCATTGAGGAAAATACTCCTCTTAAATCCCTAACCATACAAATGACTTTTGGGTCAGGATAGAAAGAGTTTAAAAAATGGTAATGAATCCCCCACCCACGACTTTTATCTAGGACATAAGGTTTATCTGTTATACCATTAAAAAAACCTTCTAAACCACTTCTACAATAAGAGGTAAAACCTTGACTCATTAATTGGGTATCTTGAGCTTTAAATTCTGGTGAATTTGTATAATTACTTCTTGACGCATAAAGTAATTCTAAAACACCAGAAGTGGGTGTGACATAAAATTCGGGATTTTGACCTATTATATTTTGTAATAAAGTTGAACCTGCTCTAGGCAGTGAGCTTTGAAAGAATATTTTTTGTACCATAAACCTAAAAATATTTACAAATACAAAAATGTGAATAACAAAAAAAGGAGGGTTTCCCCTCCTTTAATTTTTATTTTAGTTTTAAACTCTTAATAAGATCCCCCATCTAACGTATCAAATTCGGCCAGTACTCTTACTCCGTCAGGTGCTCCATTGTTACTATTTGTATTTCTAATAACAATATCATTTAATTGAGTTAAGAAAGCTCTATTCGTGTATCCGTCGGCTCCTGTGTATTCTGCTACTGAACCACCTGTAAAGGTGTTCATTTGTGCTACAGTATAAAGAACATCGTTCCCTAAACCGTCACCATCTTGGATTCTTAAACCTGAAGCTATTGAAGTTATTGAAGTATTACCGGTTGGGTTATAGTTCAAAGTGATTTGTGGGTCCTCAACGTAAAGTTCACTAGTAGATATTGTTGTAGTATCACCAAAAACAGTTAAATCACCGTGAACTGTTAAACTACCAACACCAGGTACCGAAAAAGAACCACCTGAACCAATTACTAATCCACCTTGTCCTATTGTAGCTGTTGTTCCTGATGCGTTTGTAACATTGATATTACCAACTGTTAATAAGTTTGTACCATCATTATATTCAAATCCAGCCTCATCTGTTAATAAACCACCTGACCCAACATAAACAACTCTACCAGCTGTTAAGTTTGAAATAGTTAATCCTGATACTGTATCAATTGATGCTGTTAAATTAGGTTGACCTTGGTTTTGAGAAATTGTAAATGTGTTATTATTAGGGTTGTAAGTGAAACCTGTTACAAATGTGTCGAGTGATGTGAAAGCACTTAACGGAGTATATTCAACTTGACCTGTTCCTGTGTTTCTACTTAATATTTCTGTATTTGAGTTATTAAGTGTTGGTGTAAGGTTTAAATTCAAGTAAGGAACATAAACCGTATCGTTTGTTGATCCTGTAATATTTTGACCCCCTAACACAACACTTCTTTGTCCATTAACTACTGAATTTTCTGAATGTATGAATGAATAATCACTTTGTGCTATAGATTTAACACCTGAAGCGAAAGAAGCTATTCCTGAAGCAGTTGTTCCAGAACCTTGTGAATGTGAAAAAGAACCATTAGCTGTTGTGTTACTACCTTCTGCGTGAGAATACAATCCATTTGTTGTTGTACTAAAACCTTCAGCGTGTGATCCATACACATTTGTTAGTGTATTAGCACCCTCAGCGTGAGAATACAATCCACTGGCTGTTGTATTTCTACCTTCAGCATGTGCTCCTATATTTGAAGCTGTTGTTAAATAACCTTCTGCGTGAGAATAATTACTTAAAGCCGTTGTCTGATGTCCTTCTGCGTGAGAATAATCACCACTAGTTAATGTTTGATAACCTTCAGCATGGGAACCTGTTGTTGTTGCTGATGTTCCATAACCTTCAGCATGTGAGTAACCACCAGAAGAAGTTGTACTACCACCTTCAGCGTGTGAGTAATTACCAACGGACAAAGTTAATTGACCTTCAGCGTGTGAGTATTGACCAGAAGCAATTGTTTGACCACCTTCAGCGTGAGAACCATCACCATTAGCTAAAGTTATATAACCTTCAGCGTGAGAACCAACAGTCGTTGCTGAGGTCAACCAACCTTCAGCGTGACAATAAATGCCACTAGCTGTTGTTTGATAACCTTCAGAATGTGATGCATAACCACTAGCTGTTGTTTCTAAACCTTCGGCATGTGAAGCAATAGCACTAGCCAATGTACCACCACCCTCAGCATGTGAAGCATCACCACTAGCTGTTGTAGTAGCACCTTCAGCGTGTGAATATGAACCGGAGGCTATTGTAGTACCACCTTCGGCGTGTGAATAATCTCCAGATGCGGTTGTATTTTGACCTTCAGCGTGTGAACCATTCCCACTAGCTGTTGTAGTAGCACCTTCTGCGTGTGAAAATGAACCAGATGCTGTTGTAGTATAACCTTCTGCGTGTGAATAATTTCCACTTGCTAATGTTTGATAACCACTAGCGGTACTTCCTAAAGTTGTCGCTGATGTCTGAACACCCCAAGCCGTTGAGTCTTGACCTGAAGCTAACGTTTGATTACCCCACGATACCGATCTATCTCCTGTGGAATCAAGACCAGAACCATTAATAGCTTTAATTGAAAAACTACCTGTAGAACCTGATGTCCAATAGGTAACTTTTGGTACTGTTACAGTTACACCATCATTTCTAAATAAATCTAAATCACCTAATGAAGTTACCGTACCACCTGTCACGTAAGTATCATTAACATCAATGTTAGATAAATTAACGCTATAAGTAACCCCATCGTTTCTTGTGAAATCAATTGAGGTTGAACCTGAGTTCCATGTACCACCTGTTGTGAATGTGTTTTCAGTTGTTATGAAATAAGGTCCACCAACAGGGACACCATGATATTCTAATTGAGCTGATTGTGTTGCTGTATTATCATTAGCCGCTGTTAATGTATTACCTGTTACATAAACATCGTTTGTTTGTGAAAACGCTGTTAATAAACCATAATTAACAATTTCATTTGAAACTGATGCAGTATTGTTATAATAAGCTGGACCATTTAACGTTGTTGTTCCAGTGACAGTTAAATCACCATTAACATTTGTTGTACCGTATAAAGAAACGTTATTAAAGTCATTAATGGTTACAGTGACATCTGGTCTATTTAAGTTATGTTTTAATGTTAAAGTGTTAGGTGACCATGTTGCCCCAGTAACATAACTATCAGATGTGTTAGCTATATCAGCTATATCAGCTAAAACAAAACCATTAGTTGTTCCAGAAAGAAATTTACCAGAAAGATTTGTTAAATTATTATACGATGTGATTTGATTTCTAATCTTTAAATCATAAAGGTTAGAACCAACCTCAAAGAAATTAGCTGTTGTACCTGTTCCAGCCGGTGTCCATTCAGCCGTAGATGTAGTAACTCCCGAAAATAATACTATACCATCAGCAGTGTTAACAATAGCCTCACCCTTTAATAAACTAGAGGGTAGTGGCCTATTAACAATATCAGAATTTTTTAATATAAGTCTTGTGTTTCTAATTGCCATTTTTTTTTTATTTTATAAATATTTGTTATTGTCAATAACTTCCACCTAATAATGTATCATCTTGTATGATAGAGTTATTAGCGTTTATTGTTCTTTGTTCACCTAATCCATCTAAACCTAGATTTAAATTTGGTGTTATTACTTGATTTGTTGATGTCCATACAGTGGATGTCCCACTAACTGTATTTATATCTCTGAATCTGTTTATTGGTGACCCTAAATCAACAAAATTATCACTTGTTGGTATAATAGTACCATTAGTATTAATTGTTATTATGTTTGAGATTGTTACACCTGTATCACAAGGATCTATAGAATTGGTATAAATTGTTGATCCTGTTGTACAAACATATAAATCACCACCTATGGTAAAATCACCAGTAGTCCCTGTAAAACCACCACCACCACTAGGTGGTTGTACTACATAGTATTTTACTATTTCAGAATTACATCCGTTTCCACCCATTATACTATCACTAATCCTCTAAGTATTATTTCACTAAATTTTGTAGTATCATCTTTAACGATACTAATAAATATGGAATCGTTTTCGTTTGCTGTGAAAGGCAACGTAACAGGGGAACCGTTTTTTAATATTGTGTATGTTATAACATTTTCTGGTTGAATAGAAGTTATTTGTGACGATGAATCCAAACTCAACGTGATTTCAGTGAAAGAACCGGGTAAGAATTGAACAATTACTTTTAAAGTTTTATCATTCTCTGTCTCATCTTTAATAATTTTAAAGATTGGTTTAGGTTTTTTGTCCCCAACCTCAAAAGAAACAAAAGCTCTAGTGACAGCTGGTTTAACATCAAATTCTTCACTATCAACAATATAACCTTGTAGTTTCATTTCGTATGTTTGGACATAAAATCTTTTACCTTCTAAATCATCTATTTGACTTTCATCACCCATACTCTCTAATAAAATAGGGAAATAATGACCTTTAATATTAACATATGCCTGAGCCGACGCGAATGTTTGTAATACTTTTTGGTGTAACTTATTTAACTCACGCATTTTATAACTAAAAAGACGTACAGTATAAACCATGTCTACACCAACAGGATTAGGTATACTATAGATATCCATTCCTTTACGATTACCATCCCATATTGGTATTTGCATATATGGAAATTTTTTTCTTACAGGTATTTTAAAATCAGCTGGATTTGTACCAGTTTCAGGGTTAGGTCTTCTAACTACTGATATAAAAGGTATTTTTAAGTTTTTATATTTATCTGTATTTTGCCAAGTTTTAGCAAATTCATTCCACCTTTGTAATGTTAAAAAATTAACAGGTACTTTTTCACCCTCAATTACAACACCTAAATCAGCTTTAACAAATTCTACAAAACCTTCGTCTAAATCAGTTAAATCAACTGACCTAGGCAGAAATTGTTTGTTTTTATCTATAAATTGGTCAACCCAATGAGCAGGACCTCCTTGGGGGTCAATACTCTTTATTTGGATATTAGTTTTTCTCTTTTTTGGTAAAGCCATTTATTCTTTAATAATTAGGGTTAAATTCATTTGTATCAGCAACTACACATTTAATTGTTCTATAATACCCTTTATAACCAAGTCTTGTATGTGCATTGTCTGAAAATATTTTACCATCATCTACTACGGTAAAATATTTTATATTATCCTCAAAATCCGGATAACCAATGTAATCACCATAATCAATATCAGTATTCAATTCATTAAGATGGTCTACAAAAACAGTGAAATTAAAGTTACCATAGTCTTGGTATCTACCATAACCCTCAGAATAAGTTTTAGACTCTGGTTCATTTAAAAGAGGTCTAACTTTTAATTCTTTTGGTGGGTAAAATATTATTTCATTAGCACTTGCTTCACCATAAACATCATCAGTTTGACTCTTTATCCTATCCACTTTAAATAGGACAACAGTAAAATTTAAATCACCCTCAATAAATTCACGAGACATTTCATTTTCTAAATTGAAGTCTGTGTTATCATAAAATTTATGCAAGCGATTTATGGGTCTTTTATTAGTTGCCATATAAAGTTTTATCTATAAATATTTACTCATCCCATTTAGTTTATTTTTTTTTAATTCTTTTTATATTTATTTATCTATGCTCGATATCAATAGTCTAAAAAATAGAAAAGCTTTACTTAAATTAGAGGAATATGAGGGTACAAATGAGTACTTAATTTCTTTAAAGAAAAGATTGGAAAAAGAAGGTCCTTTTCCAATATCACCCAGTTTAGCTGAATACGTTGATATTAATTTTGATAGGGAACCTTTGGAAGTTAATAAGGTTATTACTATAACCGATTTTTTAGGTAAACAATTACAAGAAAAATTTGATTTAAATCATATTCCTGAAAAAATTTTAGTTGAGACTGTTTTAGGTGAAACTGAAAAAAGTTATCACGTAAAAGGGAAAGTATTTAAAAATCAAAAATACTCACCACTTTTTTATGTACCCAAAACACAAGTATCCGAAAATCTTTATGATATTGAAAAAGAGGTTGACGTTGACTTCGAAAAGTATGCTAAAATGGATAAACGTGGTTGGAGAGTTTTCCCACATCAGGAGGAGGGGATAAAATTTCTTTTATCTAAAAATAATAGGGTTTTGGGTGATGACATGGGTTTAGGTAAAACTTTAATGTCAACCATAGCTTCAATAGAATCTGGTTCAGAAAAAATATTAATCGTTTGTCCGGCTAACGCAAAAATAAATTGGTTTAGGGAGATAAATGCCTATATACCAGAAGAAGACATCTCTATTATTAAATCTGGTCATTGGAATCCCAAAAAATATACTATAATAAATTATGATATATTGAAAAATTTTCATACCATAATAGATGGTAGAAAAGTATATAAAGAACATGAAATATATAGACATCTAGATAACGAGGGTTTTGAGTTAATCATATTAGATGAGGCACATATGGTTAAAAACCCGTCAAGTAACAGAGCTAAAATAATAAATCAAATAAGTAAAAACATAAAAAGAAGATGGTTGTTAACGGGTACTCCTTTAGCTAACAGACCCATGGACTTTTTTAATTTATTAAAGATATGTGATTCACCTGTTACGGCTAGTTGGAAACAATACGCTTTTAGATATTGTGATGGTAAAAAGTTTAAGAAAAAATTAAAAAACGGTACATATAAAGATATTTGGTTGACTGATGGTGCTTCTAACCTAGAAGAGTTACATGAAAGGACTAAAAATCTAATACTAAGAAGAAAAAAAGAAGACCACCTAAATTTACCACCAAAAATAGTAGCTCCTTACTACATTGAGATAGATGATATGAAAGAGTATGGCAATGTTTTTGAAGAATATTTAGAATGGGCAAAATCTGAAGGTAAAAGATTGGGTGCTGGTAGACATATGGTTGAGTTAGTTGTTCTTAGAAAATATTTGGCTTTAGAAAAAACAAAACAAACGATTGAATTAGCTGAACAAGCAATAGAGAATGGTCAGAAAGTTATAATATTTACCAATTTCACACACTCATTTGATGCTTTAATGAACCATTTTGGTAAAATTGCTGTAGGTCATAATGGTAAAATGAATAGCACACAAAAACAAAATTCGGTAGACCAATTCCAAAGTAACAAAAATATTATGGTTTTTGTTGGTAATTTAGTTTCAGCAGGTACAGCAATTACACTCACAGAAGCGGAAGTTGTTATTATGAATGATTTAGATTTTGTACCAGCTAACCATGCACAGGCTGAAGATAGAGCACATAGAATAGGTAGTCAGTCGACAACAAATGTATATTATCCAATAGCCGTCGGTACAATAGATGAGATGATGTTTAATATTTTGGAAAAGAAAAGAAAAATCATAGACACTGTAATCGGTGATGAACATGTGTCTATGAATATAGAAGAAGATTTATTTAACCAATTTATACGGGGGTATTTTTAATTCCACCATTTTTGAATATTCCCCTCAAGAAGTTTAAAGATAAGTTTGTTACATCTGTCTTGGTTTTCGTGTGCAATTTCCATCGCAATTAATTCTTTTGTCAATTTTTCTATAGGTTTTTTGTATCTACTAATATCACCAGACAAAACTCTTTTGTATTGTCTTGGGTATTTTTTAAAGTAAGAATCAAAATCTTCACTAACTAGGGTTGATTTCATTTCAAAACACTTTTTACCATCAATTTTATAGTCAGTTGGAACAAAGTCATAATCAGTGTTATGGTAATCCATATATTCCATACCGTAGAATTCATCTTGTTGTAATTTAATTAATTTAGTAACAAGACGCATAATTTCAGCATCTCTTTTAGCACTAACGTGATTCCCTCTACCACCAGTATAATCTGCCTGTTTATTAAGTTTAAACTTTAAAACTTCAAAAATATAATGGTCATCCCAGTCACGGTCTTTCCATATAACAGGAAACCACTTCCAAAGGTTTTTAATACCATTTTTAAAATCTCTATGGTAATACCTACCCTCAAATCTCCACCAAAGAGATATTTTTTCAAGGATATTTAATTTTTTATTTTTTTCTAGTTTCATACACTCTTTTTTATTACCACAAATATAAGTATTTTTAATTAAAAACAAAAGTAATGGAGAATAATGATTTGAACTATAAAAATACACCACCGCCACCAAGAAAAGAACAGGTTAACCATCCTACACATTATGGGGGTGAAGACAATTTATATGAAGCGATAAAAGTTATTGATGCGTGGGGACTGGGGTTTTCTTTGGGAAACACGGTAAAGTACATTTCAAGAGCAGGAAAAAAAGACCCTAATAAAGAATTGGAGGATTTAAATAAGGCCTCTTGGTATTTAAATCATCACATTAATCAACTTAAATCTAAATTGAATCAAAATCAGTGATATTTATTGGAAAATAAGTAAAATGATTATTACTGAAAACTCTATTAAACAAATTATATCAGAAAGTGGTATACAAAATATAAATAAATTAGCTAAAAGATATAAAAAGGCTAAAATTTATTTTCACCAAGATTTAGATGGTGTTACCACCGCTATAGCAATGAAAGCTTACCTTGAAAAGTACGGTATTAAAACGGTTGATGCGGAAATAATTCAATATGGAGATAAAGAATTTTCTATTAAAAAACCTGATGCTAGTGGTGATATAATGCCGGTGTTGGTTGACTTTGCTCATGGTAAACCAATGTTTGTTATACATACAGACCACCATGATTCACAGGTGGGGGTTGATAAGGGTACATCAACATCTTTTAGACATTCTCGTTCAAATGTAGAAACTATTTCACAAATATTATCACCACAAGATGTTTTCCCTTCAAGTGATATTATGATGATATCTACAGTAGATAGTGCTGACTACGCAAGATTAGGTATTACACCTGATGATGTAATGAATTACATTTTTAAATTAGATAAAACAAAAGAGTTTGTTAATAATAAAATAGCTATGGCATTAGTAACAAATAAATTGTTATTAGCCTACAAAAATAAACCAAAATTTTTAGAAAGACTTGTTTTAAATTCCACCCCATCACTTTTAAACATTTATTTAAATATTGTTAAATTAGCTAAAGAAGAGGGTTATGCTTCAGCTGTAGAAATGAAACAAAATTTAGAAGATTATATTCAAAAACAATCTGAAAATAGTAATGTAGAATATGATGAGGAATATGGGATAATATCTCAATATGGTGGGGGTTCAATGTTTAAACCAGGTTCTTATGATAGATATGTACCTTTTAAATTATATCCTGATGCTAACTTTTTTGTTATAGCATGGCCTTTAGGTTTACTACAAGCTTCCTGTAACCCTTTTAAGGCTAATAGAGAATTAAAAGGTGTTGATTTAGGTAAAATGAAAGATGTTGTTTTAGATAAGTTTAAAAATGAATTGTATAATAAAATACTGACTTTTGATACGATAAAATATTTTGCTGAAAAAAATAAAGATTTTACCGAAGACTCTGTTGGTTTTGATTATAACGCCTTACTTTCTATTTATGGTACTGATTCAGATATAGCATTTAATGATATGTTAGACTATGAAGACGATAATAATTTTAATCGGGCTTCAAGAGCTTTAGACGATCAAATTAATTTTACAAAAAACTCTATTTCTAAATTATTTAATAAAAAATATTTAGATCTTACTACTACAACGACAGATGAAGAACTTAGTAAAAAATATAAAGTAATTTCAGACTATTATGAAAAAGGTGATTATGATTTAGCTATCAATAAAATTAAATCAGTTATAACAAAAAAAACATATGATGATTTAAATTTTTTAACAAAATTAATTTTGTATACCATTAATTTTAATGAGATACTGTTATACGGTAAAGAAAAAAATAGTGAAGAAGTTCATACATTAAGAAAAAATAAATTTTTTGAATTAAAAAATAACTTTTTAAATTTTTTATCTAAAACAGATATAAATGGTAAAAACTTTTTTGGCGGTATTAATGGCTTAACTACTACACCTAAAGGTTCTCCTGAAGGTTATACTGTTAATAGATGGGTAAAAGCTTTAAAGAAAGTGTTAGATAAACCATATTCAGAATTAAACCAAAGAGAAATAAAGGCTCTTAAAACAATAACTATTACTGGGTGGGATATGATTAAATCAAATTCTGGTGGTCATAAATGTATCACTAACATATCAGGTTTGATGTATTTCGGGAAAGATGGTGTTTCTTTCTTAAAGAAATTCTCTGAGGAGTTTATTAACCAACTAAAGTCTAAAATAGATTCTAGTAAGTAATGGATATCAAACTAATAATAAAAGAAGAGATTAATAAATCTATTCACTATGATAATATTTTAGAAACAAAATATTATTTAAAAAAAGTTGTTAATAATCTTTTATTAATCAACGAAAATGAAGATGAAAGTGAATGGACTAAGGATGAACCAAGTCCTACTTATCATTGGGATTTAACTCAAAAAGTAAAAGAAGATTTAAAAAAATCTAGGAGATGGGTTAAAACAAAAGATGATGTTATAAAATACATAAAAACTTTATTGGAAGAAATAAAAGATTTACCCTCTAATTTTAAAAAAAGAGTTGTAAAATATATTTTTTATTCTTTTATCGGTATACTTTCATTATCTGAAATAAATTATTTATACAATAATTTTTCTTCTGAAATAGAAAAAACAACACCAATAGAAAAAACAGAAAAAATAAAAAAAGATGTTGTTGAAAAAATAAGAAAACCAAGTGAAGAACTTTTTACTCATTTAAAAAAGAAAGAAGGTATAAAAGGCAAACCTGTTTTATATTTTTATGACATAGGTGATGGAGCATATACAACAGGTTATGGTCACGCTGTTTTCTCAAACTCAAAAAAAGGTAGTACTGGTGGTGATTATTCATTTGTACCTAATTATGAAGATATAATACTTTTTGATAAAGATAACCCCGAAAAAGAACATACTACAATAACAAGTGCTCAAGCTGAAAAATTATTATATGATGATATGTTAAAGGCCTCAAAAGGTGTTAATAAAATATTAGATGACTGGGAACTAGAAGATATAAAACCTAGAATAACACAAGGTATGTATAATGCTATGGCTTCAATAGCCTATAATTATGGTGTTAATAATTTACGAATGAGTGATTTCATACAATATGTTAAAAGGGGTGAACTTGAAAAGGCTAAGGAAGAAATTAAAAATATTTCAAGTAATCTATTTGATGAATATCCTGGGTTAAAGAAAAGAAGAGAAGAAGAATCTAAAATGTTTAAATTACCGAAAGAATTCTAAAAGGCTTATTTAATTTTTAAATAATAGTGATTATAATTAATCATTATTAATAATAACGAGAGGTTAAGATTTATCCCGTACCAAAAATCAAAAAATATATTATGAGTAAAGATGCTATTAAACAAGCAACTCCTGAAGACATTAAATTATTTTTAGAAGGACATGACCCTGAAAAATATATTGTCTCCATTGAGTTAGACCAAACAGATGATTGGTCAATCGATGAAACTAACAAAGTTTATTTAATTATCGATGACCCTAATAAGGGTAAAAAAGTCAAAGTACAAAAATTCACGCCTTTTTGTTGGACCAAATCATTACGGGGTAGTGGTTTTTATGGTGATAACCTAGATGTTATAAAACGTGAGGCCAAAAAATACGGTATAAGTACACATAAATTAAATACAGGTGATAACGAAAGATTAGGTGAAGGCTTTAATTTTTTGGTTAAATCAAATGGTACTTATAGAGATTTAGTTAATTTCTTTAAAAGAGGTGGGATTGACCCTTGGGATAGAGATAGAAGATTAATACAAATTCTACCCCCTGTAGAACAATTTATGATTCAAACAGGTAAAAGGTTGTTTAAGGGTTATGAAGATTATACTGAGGTCCATAAGTTAACATTCGATATTGAGACCACAAGTCTTGACCCATCAGAAGGTCATACTTTTATGATTGGGGTTAAAGATAATCGTGGTTTTCAGAAACTTTTAACTGCTTATGGTGAAGATGGTAAGTATAGTGAGGAAGGTGAAAGGGAAATGATTAAAGAATTTTTTGAGATAATCCATGAACTAGAACCAACAATAATCATAGGTTATAACTCAGAAAACTTTGACTGGACTTATCTAATTGGTAAAACAGAAGAGGAAAAGTTTAAAAATCCTAGAACAAAAAAAATGGATGTTAAAAAAACTTTAATACCTGGACGGGCACAACTTTTAGGTATGAGTACTGATGACATTATAAAAACTAAACATCCAATGATTAAAGCATCTAGAAAAAAGGCTAGTTTGAAGTTGGGTGCTGAAACTGAAGAATACGAACAAACTCAATTATGGGGTTATAATGTAATGGACACTTACCATAGAGTTAGACAGGCCATGGCTTTGAACTCTAATCTACAAGAAGGTGGTTTGAAATATATTGCGAAAGAATCTAAAGTAGAAAGACCAAATCGTGTTTATGTTGATGGTAACCAATTGGGTAGGATTTGGTCTGAAAATAAAAAATATTATTATAATAAAACTAGTGGACAATGGTATTCATTAGATGGTGAAAAACCCAACCCCAAAGAAATTGATGGTGAAATAATAAAAGGTTATGAAGACATTTGGGAAATTGTTGACGGACAATTTTTAATTAAAGAATATCTTCATGATGACCTTTGGGAAACTGAACAGGTTGACGACATTTATGCTCAGGCAGGATTTTTAACATCTGCTTTGGTACCAACAAACTTTATTAGGTCTATTACGATGGGTACAGCTACAATGTGGAAGACACTTATGATGGCATGGTCTTACGAAAACAATTTAGCTTTACCAGACGTATCACCAAAAAGAGATTTTGTGGGAGGATTATCTCGTCTTTTGAAATTAGGGTATAGTAAAAATATCGCTAAATTTGACTACGCTTCACTTTACCCTTCTATACAATTAACACATGAAGTTTTCCCTGAAGTAGATGTTTCAGGTGCCTTAAGAGCGATGTTAAAATATCTTTTGGATACACGTAATGAGTACAAATATTTGGCTAACAAATATAAAGAAGAGGGTGATGAAAAGTTAGCCGGTAAATTTGATAAAAAACAATTACCGATTAAAATTTTCAATAACTCCGCTTTTGGTTCTATTTCGGCTCCTTATATTTTTCCTTGGGGTGATATTGATATTGGTGAGACTATTACTTGTACTGGTAGACAATATCTTAGACATATGATTAGATTTTTTATGGAAAGAGGGTACGAACCTTTGGTATTAGATACAGATGGTGTAAACTTCTCATATGATGAAGAGGTTGAGAACCATACTTACATTGGTAGAGGTTATCATAGATTTGTTGAGAAGGGTAAAGAATATAAAGGTATTGAGGCCGATGTAATGGAGTATAATGACCGATATATGTATGAAGCAATGGGTCTTGATATTGATGAGGTTTGGCCAGCAACAATTAATTTATCTCGTAAAAACTATGCAACCTTAAAACCAAATGGTAAAATTAAATTAACAGGTAATACTATTAAAGGTAAAATGATTCAAAAATACATTAAAACTTTTTTGAATAACGGTATTAAAATGTTATTAGATGGTAAGGGTAAAGAATTTGTTGATTATTATAATGAATACCTTGAAAAGATTTATAATAAAGATATACCATTAGCAGATATAGCGAATAAAGCTAAAGTTAAAAAGACTATTAAACAGTATCTAAATAGAGGTACTGATAAGAATGGTAAGGATTTGGCTAGACAAGCACACATGGAACTTTTAATTAAAGAAGGTTTAGATCCACAATTAGGGGATCAAGTTTATTACGTAAATAACGGAAATAAAAAATCACACGGTGATATACAAGTTAAGAAAACTAAAAATGATCCACCTGAAGGTACTTTGGTTTTTAATTCTTATTTGATTACTTCAGAAGAGATGGAGAAAAACCCTAATATGAAGGGTGAGTATAATGTACCAAAATATATAGATTCTTTTAATAAAAAAGTAGAGCCGTTATTAGTTGTATTTAATACACATATTAGAGAGAGTTTACTTATTACAGACCCTGCGGATAAACAATTTTTTACTAGAACGGAATTAGAATTGGTATCTGGAATACCTTCAGAAGAAGGGGACCAAGATAGTTTGGAGGAATTAATGACTATGAGTGATGAAGAAATTCGTTTTTGGAAAATGAGAGGTATTTCTTCAGATTATATGGTTAAAGATAGATTTGAGGAAGAAGAAACTGAAAAGGAATATTTCTAAATCTTTTAAATATTCATGAATTACCTGATATTTATAAGAAAAGTAATTCATGAATATTTTATTTTTAAATGAGTTTATAGGTAAAAATGGTGCTAAGATTAGAGGTGATGAACCTATTAATCAAGATGATAATATGACATCCTCAAAGTATACCACCGACGATAGGATACAAATGGTTAGACAAAATGGCTGGAACCAATATAATAATTATGGTAGGGTTACATATCTAGGTGAAGACGATGAATTAGAGGGTGATGAAATTAAATCAAAACCAAAAAAGAAAAAAAATAAAATTAAAAAAAACGTAAGTTTGGATGAAGTGTCTAGACACAAGATGGATTCTTTAATTGAAGATATTTTTACTAAAAAAGATTTTGATAAAGAGTTTGTCCAAAAAACCAAAAGTGATTTAAGATTAAATGCTATCCCAGAAATAGATACTATAAGGGATACAAACCCCATTTTAATTAGAAAAGTTCAAAATCTTAAAGATTTAATAGAAAAAGGTGAAGCAACTGGTGAGGAAAAAGCTATCATGTTAAATTACCTTTTAAGTATGGACGTGACTGATATACCTGTTGAATATAAAAATGAACTTAAAAAGAAAATTATGTAATGGCTAATTCAGAATTACAAGGACAATCTTTTGATATTGATAAAAAAATTAAAAACCATTTAAATTTAATTTTTAACGCATATAAAGGTGCTAAAAATGAAGAAGGTCACCAAAGACTTAAAAAATTAATAGATAAAGATGGTATTAGTTATGAACAATTAAAATTAATAAAAAATTTTTTTGATAACTATCAGGGGAGTAAGAAAAGTACACCTTATTTATTGAATGGTGGTACTTTAATGAAAAACTGGGTTGAAAAAACTTTATCAGACGCAAGACAAAGAATTAAAGGTACTAAAGATTCTATGGATAATATAGGTGCCTCAAATAAAATAGAATTACCTAACGTTAGAATAGATAATGAAGATCACGATAGTGATACAAATAAAATTTTAAGACAAGAAGGTATTTATAATATGAGGTTAATAGAAAACCTAATAACAATTTTTGATAAAAACAAAAAATTATGCCAGGACCAGCACAATCAATCGCACCAGTTCTAACCGATAATGATTCAGTAGAAGAACTAAACCCAGAGGGTGGTGGGGTCACAAACCAATTACCATCATTAAAAGTTCAGGGTGAAATTACTAGACAACAAAACACTACTTTTAATGTTTATAAAAATCTTAATGGACAAAAATATGATGCACAACACCCTAATGCACAGCATACAGGTGATGACTATGGTAGAGGTGAAATTACACCGGGTGGAGGTGTAGGTACCCTTATTGATGAACAAAGAAAGAATGCACTACTTTATTCATCTGGTAACAAATACAAACCAGGAACCGCAGGAAGTAATTATTACAACTTTACTTTTGGAGAACAATATTGGTAAAATGAAACTTTACTCTCTATTAGAAGGTATTATATTAGAGGCTGCAAATAAGTCTGAAATAGAGAATGCAATGAATAGACGTAGACTTGTTAGTTTACGTTATGATGACGAAGAAGACCCAGGGGGTAAAGGACAAAGGTGGGTTGAGATTTATTGTTATGGTTTATCTTTAGCTGATAATGATATAATAAGGGTATATCAAGTTGGGGGTGATACTAAAACAATACAACCTGGTTGGAAAACTTTTAGAGCTGATAGAATAGAAGGTTTTCAGATACTAGGTGGAACTTTTGACCAACCTAGACCACTTTTTAACCCTACTGGTGATAAAAGTATGAAAAGAGTTTATAAAATAACACAATTTTAATTATGGATCCAAGATTAAAAGCTATATTACAAAAAGCTAAAGCGATAGACGAAAGAGCTAAAAAATATGATAATGTAGATACCTCATTATTAGAGGCTAATGTTAGTGGTAGACAAGCGGGTTTGAGTGAAAGTGTTTCACAAACACCAAAAATACAAAAAGTAGACGTAGGTGGAGAAACTTATAAACAAAGAGTTAAAGAATCTAAATTACCACCTGAAATACAAAAAGCCATGTTGGAAAACCCTATTCCACAGCCTGATGCTCCAGGTATGTTTTCTTTAGATGAGGAAGATATAAAAGAAATAAACCCTTCTTATGGTAGTTCAGTAAAAGAAAATTATTATTCAGAGAATGATGAATTTGATTTTATAACAGAACAAAGACATACAAAAGTTGAAATGGTTAAAGGACCAACACAACAAGGTTTTGATGCTCATGTAATTAAAAAAATGATTGCTGAAGAAATAGCTAAAGCTTTACCTAGTATTGTAGAAAAATATTTCGATAAAAAAATGATCCAAGAAAATGTCAAAATGTTAAAAGTTTTAACAAATAAAACAAAAAGGACATAATAACAACAATTAAATAAAACTAAAATGAGAACTAAAGGATGTGGCTGCAAAGGTAGCAAAGGAACACCAAAAAAGTAATATCAAACCCGACTTAATGTCGGGTTTTTTATTTATTATATTTTTTTATATTGTTATGTTGTTATGTTGTTTAATAACATTTTTTAATTATATTTGTTGTAGTTAAAAATATTAAACTTATTAAAATGAAAAATTTAATCAAATTAACATCGGAAAACCAATCAAAATTCAAATCTTACGTCAATAAATACGTTAGAAATTCATTAGACGGTAGTAGATATAAAAATTTCAGTAAAGAAAATGCTGAAAAATTAATTAATTGGACTTATGAATCCGCTGGTTTTAAAAAACCTATAGTATTAGTTTGTGAAAACCCTTATGAATCACAATTATTGTACAATTTTATAATTAAAAATAAAAAATATTTTTTACCCATTCTATATTTTAATTATTGTATGATAAACAATATGGAACAATATGAGTGGGGTCATGAAGAAATAGAATATGTTGATGGTTTAACTTCAGATTATGATATATCTTTAAAGTCTAAAATAATCTCACAGTTAAAATTTAAAATGCATGAAAAATTAGATGGTGTTATTTATCCTGAACTAATTAATGAAATGTTATATAATAAATTAAGTTCTTTCTTTTTTTCTAAATTAAATAGTCATTTTGAAAATGACATGGCTGTTTACAATAGGAAATTATTAAAAAGTTTAACAACAAAATTATATGGTAGTTTATTAAATGGTCTAGAAAATAATATAACCTCTAATATATTACGTAAAATAGAAAACCAAGTAATTTACGATTTAAAAAATAAATCTGAAAAATATAGTGACCAACTTCAATATTTGTATACCTCAAATTTAGAATCTAATTCTAGACTTTCTATTTATAAATTTATTAAAGATGAATTAAATGTTAAAACAGGAATAGATCAAAAAATAGATTTATGGGATGAATTATACACTGATTCTAATATCTATTCAACAATAGTTTCAGAACTTTTCTGTATTGTTTCTAAATATCCTAAAAAAATACATCTAGATTCAAATAATAATTTACATAATATGCATGGTCCTGCGGTAGAATGGGGGTACTCATTTGAAGAAACAAAATTTATTTGTGACTACATAGAAAATAGACATGTGAATTTAGAATTACTTAAAAAAATTAAAAAGATTAAAGAAAAAACATTAACATTTGAAGAATTCATGGATATTAAAAATGAAGAAGATAAATCTTTATTAATATCAATAATGAGAAATTTACATGGTGATACATATTTGTATGATTTTTTCACAAAAGTTTTAAAGGAAGTTGACACCTATGTGGATAAAAAAGAAGATAAATTTATGATAGGAACAACAAATAGTAACAATGTAGGTGTTTACACTTTATTTATGGGAGTTCTTGAACGAGACATTGTAAATGCGACTTACATATCTTTTGTTAGATGTTATTGTCCATCAACGGATAGAATGTTTTTTTTAGGTGTTGAACCTAAATATACAAACGCTAAAGACGCGATTGCGAGTTTGTATAGAATACCAAAAAAATTAAAAAACCATATAAAATACATTCAGAGACAAGGTGAAAGATATAGTACTGTTTTTGATGATGAAGGTACTTATATGTTAAAAAATAATAAATTAACTAAAAATGATATACAAGATACTGTGACTATTTCAGGGGATGAATATTTCAAAAAAATGAGATATGAGTATTAAAAAAATCTTTTTTAATTAAATAAAATTTAGTAAATTTAAAATAAAAAATAAATATGGAGACAAAAGTTAAAATAAATGTAGCACCTTCTTCCACAGAAGGACATTTTGTTAAAGGATCAAAAAATGTAATCCAAATGGATGATGTGACAGAAACGTTTTTCATTGAAGGTAAAAGTGAACTAGTAACTAAAAATCACACAACACTTAAACAAGAAGAAGATTGTTTAATTATTAGTCAACAAGTATATAATCCTTATACACGTAAGTTTGAGTTGGCTATTGATTGATTTTTTACTAAAAAAATAAACCCGACATTAAGTCGGGTTTTTTATTTACTATACTTTTCCTTGTGATATTAAAGATGTTTCTAATAAAAAGGTATTATAAATAAAAATAATGTTATTGATAAAATAAAAGAAAATCATAAATTAGGGAAAATGTTAACTGGGTTAAAACACTCTAAATATGAAGAAGAAATATGGGTAATACTTAATTCTTTAAATATAAAATTTGAAAGATGGTCCCAAGTAGAAGAAAAAAATTATGACATTTTAATTCCAAAGTATAATCTTTTAATAGAATTTAACGGTGATTTTTTCCACTGTAACCCAAAAATTTACGATAAAAATTTTTTTAATAAAGTTAAAAAAAAGACGGCTAATCAAATATGGAAATACGATAATAATAAAGTTTACTTAGCAAAAAAAAATAATTATAATTTAGAAATAATATGGGAATCAGATTACAATTCTGATGATAAAATAATTTATAAAATTATAAATAAATATGAAAAAAAGTATAAATGCCCCCGTTCAGAAGATTAACGTTTTAGTTTTTCCTTCAGATAGAACGGGGGTAAGTTAAGTAAATTTCGTTCAGTGGAACCCCACATGAAATTACAGGAGTTATATAATGATGATTTTTATATCGAAATTATTACGGCTGGTACAGATAATTTTAGTTACGATGATAGTTTTTTGAAAAAATTTGATATCGTCCATTTCCATAGAACATTACCCATGATAAAAGACGGTATGTTAAGACAAGTTTATATGGAAGATATGTTTTCTATTTTAGATAAAATCCATTCGATGGGTATTATAACAATAATGGATTTAGATGATTATTGGGAACCTGGGAAAGAACATCCGGCACATCAGATGATTATTAATGATAATTTACCACAAAAAATTAAAGAAAATATTAAAAGAGTTAATTACGTAACAACTACTACACCCATTTTCGCTAAAGAAATAAGTGTTTTAAATAAAAATGTAATTGTTTTACCAAACGCAATTGACCCTTCCGAAAAACAATTTACACCTAACACAGAAAATACAGAAAAAACTTTACGTTTTGGTTGGTTAGGCGGTTCTTCACATTTTCATGATTTAAAAATTATTGGTGATAGTGTTAGTAGATTTTTAGGTGAAAATAAAAATGACACACAAATGGTGTTGTGTGGTTTTGATACTAGAGGTAATGTAACTGAAATAGATAGAAATACTGGTCAACAAAGAACAAGAAAAATAGAACCACAAGAAAGTATATGGGCTAGATATGAAGAAATGTTTACTAAAGAATATAATTTACTACCAGAAGATTATCAAAAACAATTAAAAAAATATGATGAAAGTAGTGATAAACGTTATAATAATTTAAATGAATTATATCGTAGGGTTTGGACTAAACCTATTACTACTTATGCATCAAATTACAATCTATTTGATGTATCGATGTCACCACTTAAAGAACACATGTTTAATAAAGTAAAATCTCAGTTAAAAGTTATTGAGTCGGGTTTCCATAAAAAAGCTTTAATAGCACAAAATTATGGACCGTACCAGATTGATTGTGTAAACTTATTTGAGTACGGTGGTAATATCAATGAAAAGGGTAATGCTATTTTAATTGACACTTCTAAAAATCATAAGGACTGGTATAAAGCCTTGAAAAAGTTAAAAGAAAATCCTACTCTTGTTGAGTTATTGTCACATAATCTATATGAAACTGTTAAAGACAAATATCATATAGATACTGTCACACACACTAGAGCGTCTTTCTATAAGACTATTTTAAATGATAAACAAAAAGAAGTTGAACAATTAATAGAACATACTAATGAAGTTTAATATAGATAAATTATTATTTTTTGATATTGAAAGTGTAAGTCAATATGAAGACTTATATGACATGCCTGAAGATAAGTTAAAGATGTGGGAGTCTTATTACGATTCTTTTCGTAAGAAGATTACTGACGAATCTAGAATTGATTCTGAATTAATGACTATTGGTGAAATGCACCAAGAAGTTTATAGACAAACCGCAGCATTCTTTCCTGAGTTTGGTAAAGTGGCTTGTGTTTCTATGGCATTTGTAACAAAAATGGGTGAGATTAAATTTGAATCTTTTTATGGTGAAGATGAAATACATATCTTAACTGAAACTAGAAAAATCTTTGATAAAATTGAACCACTTGGTTTTGATTTATGTGGTCAAAGTATTAAAATATTTGACATCCCTTTTTTAGGTAAAAGATATTTTATTAACGGAATGAAACCACCTAAATTGTTTCCTACACATGAAACTAAACCTTGGGACTTAAGGGTTGTAGATACTAAAGAAGTATGGCAATTTGGTAATAATTGGTCTTTAGGTTCTTTAGATTTGATTTGTTCTGTTTTAGATATTGACTCACCTAAAAATGGTGATGTTAAAGGTGATAACGTAACCACTAATTATTGGGAGGGTAAACACGAGGAAATCAAAGAATATTGTGAAAGAGATGTTAAAGCTCTTGTTGATATAATTACAAAATTAAATAATTTAAAATAATGGGAGAAATTCAACAACAAATAGATGAATTAAAGGAACTTTCTAAAATGGGTATGTTACCTGAAACTACAAGACAAGAAATTTTAATGGCAATCAAATTAGCTGAATCTGTTCAAGAATATGATGCTAAGAAAAAAGGTCAAATTGAAAAAGAAAAAATACAAATTAAATATATTAATAAATCTGATAATAAAAATCCTGTTTACGCAAAAGAAGGTGATTCAGGTTTTGATTTAAGAGCCAATGAAAGTGGTTCTCTAAAACCTTTAGAAAGAAAATTAGTCGGCACAGGATTATATTTTGAATTACCTGATGGTTACGAAATGCAAATCAGACCTAGAAGTGGGTTGGCTTATAAAAATGGTATAACAGTATTGAATACACCTGGAACTGTTGATTGTTTTAGTGGTGAAATGAAAGTTAAAACTGTTGATGGGGATAAATCTATAAATCAATTAAATATTAACGATATTGTTTATTCTTTTAACATAGAAACTTTTGAAATAGAAAAAGACACTATTAGTAAAATACATAACACTGGTATACAAAATGTTTTAAGAATAGAAACAGAAAATGGTGTGTTAGAAGTTACTGAAAATACAGAAATTTACACTAATAATGGGTGGAAATTAGCTATTAATTTAACACATGAAGATGAGATAATTATCTTTTAATCACCATTATACTATTTATATAATATATACTGAGTATTATGGTGGAATGTAAAATATGTGGGATCTTAAAAAAATGTTCGATAAAAGATCATTTGAAACACACACATAAAATAAATAAAGAAAGATACCAAGAGATGTTCCCTGGGGCTGAAATAATTTCAGAAGAGTATAGAAAAAAAATATCTGAAAGAGAAAAAAATAAATGGTCTGAGGTTGAGTTTAAACAAAAAATGTCTAATATCAGAAAAATTACACATAATAAAACTGAGTTTAAACAAAAAATGTCAGAAAAAATTAAAAAAATACATAAAGAAGACCCTAACATTTTTAGTGGCTTTACTAACTATCATAAAACTGAAGAATTTAAGAAATGGGTTAAGAGTGAAGAAAGAATCACTAAAATATCAGAGTCTTCTAAAAAAAGATGGGGAAATATTGAGTATAGGGAAAAAGTTATTAACTCTTTAAAGAGAATATTAAACGATGGTAGATGTGAAAAAAATAATACGTTTAAAGAAAAGATGTCAAAAATAGTTACAGAATTATTTTTAAACGGTAAATTAAATAATGAGAAAAGTATCTATAAAACTGGTTACTATCTTGATAAATTAGGTGAAAAATATTATTATGCCTCATCACTAGAAGAAGAGTCTATGGTTTATTTAGATACAACATCTTTAGTTGAAAGTTGGACTAATAAACATAAAATAGTCATACCTTATATTTTAAATGGGGTTAAAAAGAATTACATACCAGATTTTTTAATAAAATTAAAAAATGGTGAGGAATGGATTGTTGAAATGAAGGGTTGGGTTAGTGAAGAAGTGTTGATTAAAGAAAATTTTACTAAAAAAATATATAATAACTATAAAATATTTTATAATATTAATGAACTAAAAAATTTTATTGAAAATGAAACTAACTAAAATTAAAAGGATTGAAAATATTGGTGAAGTCGATACTTATGATATTACTGTAAAAAATAATAGTAATTTTTTTTGTAATAACCACCTAATACATAATTGTGGGTATAGAGGAGAAATAAAAGTTCTTTTAGTTAATTTAAGTAACGAAGAATTTACATGGGATAAAGGAGAAAGAATTGCACAAGGTGTAATCGCCCATAGAATAAGTTCTGATTACGGAGATTTAATTGAAGTGGCTGAAATAAACGAATCTGAACGTGGTGAGGGGGGATTTGGTTCTACAGGTACAAAATAATGAAATTACAATTAGATACAGAAAATAAAACTATTACCATAGAAGAGGATGTTAATCTTCATGAATTCTATGAACAAATAAATAGTATTTTACCAGGTGGGTTATGGAGAGAATTTACGTTAAAGGTTGAGAAAATTAGGGAGTGGAATAATCCTATAACGATAACACCACACACCCCAATAAATCCTTTTGTACCAATTGACCCAAACCCAAGTCCTTATACAAGGACCTACCCACCAACTTATCCACAAATTTGGTATACAACATCAAATACGGATAATTTAACTTTAACTAACGGAGTTTATAATATAACAACAAAAGCTTAAAAAATGTCAGTAGTAGCAGTAAAAGTAACTAATAAAAAAATCACAATTGGGGCTGATAGTATTTTAGTATCAGGATGGACCCAAGAAAAAGATAAATTAGCTAAACTTAATCAAGTCAATGGGATGGTTATTGGTGATTGTGGTGATGCACAAGAAGGTGGTTTATTTTTGATTTATTGTAAAACAAGAAAACCTAGAGAAGCCTCAGTAGATGCTTTAGTAGAGTTTATGTCAGAATTTCAGGATTGGTATAGAAATAAAACTGAAGAACCTAAACTAAGTAATCAATATGTTATTGTTTTTGAAGGAAAGGCTTTTGTAATGGAAGGTTTTTGGTGTAAGGAAGTAACAGATTACACAGCTATTGGTGCTGGGATGGATTTCGCTTTAGCTGCTCTTTATTTAGGTAACTCAGTTAAAGAGGCTATTAAAGCCGCTTGTCATCTTTCTGTTTATTGTGAAGAACCTGTTAATATTATAGAAATAGAAAAATAATATAAAAGATAATTTTAAAATATGATTAGTGTTGTTTATTGTACAAGAGAACATAATCCTGAATATGTAGAACATATTAAAAAAACTTCTGGTATTAAAAATATAGAAGTTATAGAATACATTAACCAAGGTGAATCCTTAACTAAATTCTATAATAAAGGTTTAAAAGAGTCTTCTAATAATATTGTTGTTTTTTGTCATGATGATATAATACATGAAACTAAAAACTGGGGTCAAAAATTAGACAAGTTATTTAATAAAAATCCTGAATACGGTATAATTGGTATCGCCGGTACAACAGATTTACTAGACGGTAGATGGTGGACTTTGAAAGAATCTATGAATGGGATTGTTTCCCACCAGCATGAAGGTAAAAAATGGACTAATTATTATTCTAAAGACCAAGGAAACAAAATAACCGAAATGGTTGTTTTAGACGGTTTATTTTTTGCTGTAGATAAAACAAAAATAAAACACGATTTTGATGAAGACTTTGATGGTTTTCATTTTTACGACATATCTTTTTGTTTCCCTAATTATTTAGATGGTGTTAAAATTGGTTTAACCACTTTGATTAGAGTGACCCATCTGTCGATAGGGATGACTAACCAACAATGGGAGGAAAATAAAATAAAATTTGAAGAAAAATATAAAGATAAATTGCCTGTTAGATTAACCAGTAATAAAACTTTTGAAGAAAAGTTAGATTTTGATCCTAATTCTATTGGTTTTGCTATGGTAACTTATAATGCAGAACATAGAATAAGGGAAAGTGCTTTTACAGTCCCAAAATGGATTAAAACTTTTGTTATTGTTAATGACGGAACACCTTACCCTAGTGATGCTTATCCCGAACAAGCGCATATTATACAACATAAAACAAATATGTCTGTTGGTGCTGCCAAAACAACCGCTATTAATTATTTAATGGAAAAAGGTTGTGAACACATTTTTATTATGGAAGATGACATTCTTATTAAAGATGAAAATGTATTCAAAGAATATATTAGACATTCTTTAATATCAGGGATTAAACATTTAAATTTTGCATTACATGGTCCAGCAAATAAAATTGGTAGTAAAGGCTTTACCGATTTATCAGAAAGAAAAGATGTAAACGGAAAACCAAATCCTAGAATGATTATTCCTTATGAAAATGGTGATGAATTAAACAAGGAAGTTAAAATAGCTTTATACCCAAATTGTGTTGGAGCATTTTCTTATTATTATAGGCCTGTATTAGAGGATATTGGTGGTTTTGACCCAGCATTTAAAAATGCGTGGGAACATGTAGAACACACCTATCAGGCAATTAAAAAAATGTATCACCCAGCTTTTTGGTATTTTGCTGATATTAACGAAAGTTGGAAATACCTAACAGACATACCAAACTCTATCGCTGAAAGCACTATAGCTAGAACACCAACATGGAACGATAATTTTAGAAAAGGTACTATGTGGTATAAAAAGAAACATGGGATTACACCCACAGAAACACCTTTAGCCACACCAGAACAAGTACAACAACAATTACATTTTATATATCAAAATAGAGGATAATGATTGATTTTAAAGACGTTACATTTATAGTCCCAGTGAGATTTGATTCACAGGATAGAAGAGATAATTTTAAAACATCAATTAACTTTTTATTGAGAAATTTTGATACTAATATTATTGTATTAGAAAGTGATGAAAATTCTAATGAGGAATTTGTGAAATCAATTTCAGATAAAATAAAATATGTTTTTGAAAAAAATGATGAAAAACTTTTTCATAGAACAAGATTGTTGAACGATATGACTAAAATGTGTGAAACAAATATTGTTGTTAACTATGATGTTGATGTTTTATTTACAGTAGAACAATACATGGAATCTAGAAATAAAATTTTAGAAGGTTGTGATATGGTATTCCCTTATTCTGGTAAATTTTATGACGTTCAAAAAAACCAATTTTATTTAGTAGATTCTGATAATATTGAAAATATTGATTTAACACAATGTGTTTTATTTAATCCGAACTCTGTGGGGGGAGCATTTTTCTTTAACAAAGAAAGGTATACACAGATAGGTTTAGAAAATGAAAATTTTGTTTCATGGGGTCATGAAGATTGGGAACGTGTTGTTCGTATAGAAATTATGGGTTATAATCTTTGTCGAGTTGATGGTGTGCTATATCATTTAACCCACAGTAGGACACACAATAGTTCTGATAAAAACCCATTTTTTAATATTAATGGACAGGAATTTCATAAAATAAGAAATATGAATAAGGAACAATTAACTAATCATATTAAAACTTGGAATTGGGTATAATATGGTTACATCAAATTTAATGGGTGGTTTAGGTAATTATTTATTTCAAATAGCCTCAGCTTATTCTTTAGCTTTAGATAATGGTGATAAAATTATTTTTAATATAAATGATAGTGTAATAGGACACCAACCAATAAAAAGTTATACTAATAATATTTTATCTAAAATTAAATTTATTGACCATAATTTAAATGTGGAAAATAACTATCACGAACCATTTTTTCATTATCAGAAAATACCTTATAAACCTAATCAAAAATTACATGGTTATTTCCAAAGTGAAAAATATTTTATACATAATAGAAAAAAAATATTGGATTTATATAGTATAGATGATGAATCTAGTAAAAAAATATATGAAAAATATGGTGAAATATTAACTGGTGAAACTTGTTCACTCCATGTTAGAAGGGGGGATTATTTAAAATACCCGAATCACCACCCAACGTGTACACTAGAATATTACAAAAATAGTATTAAAGAATTTTCTAAAAATACTAAATTTTTAATTTTTTCAGATGATATTGAATGGTGTAAAGATGTGTTTAAAGGTGAAAATTTTATTTTTATTGAAGGTAATAAAGATTATATTGATTTGTGGTTAATGTCTTTATGTAAAAATAATATTATAGCCAATTCTAGTTTTTCTTGGTGGGGAGCTTGGTTAAATCAAAACCCAAATAAAAAAGTTATAGCACCAACCAATTGGTTTGGTAACTATTTACAACATAATACAAATGATTTATATTTTATTAATATAATAAAAATATAAAATAATAACTTTTTAATAAAAAAATGGAATTCTACAGTCAATTTAATCAAGATAAATTTTTATACGAAAATTTTTTTAAAAATAAAGAAAATGGGTTTTTTCTAGATATTGGTGCCCATGATGGTATAACAGGTAATAATACTTTTTTGTTTGAAAAACTAGGCTGGTCTGGGGTTTGTATAGAACCAATACCTAGTGTATTTGAAAAATTAAAAAACAACCGTAACTGTATTTTAGTTGAGTCAGCTCTTTCTGGGGTTAGTGGTGAAGAAGATTTTTTAGTACTAGAAGGGTATACTGAAATGCTTAGTGGTATCGTAAAAAATTATGACCCTAGACACTTAACTAGAATTGAAAATGAATTACGTTCTATGGGTGGTAAAAAAGAAATTATTAGATGTAAAACTATAACAATGGATGAATTAAATCTACCATCAGTAATTGATTATGCTAGTTTAGATGTAGAAGGCTCTGAATTAAATATTTTAAAAACAATAGATTTTAATAAATATCAAATTAATTTTATGAGTATTGAAAACAATTATAATGATATAAACATAACTAATATTATGTTAGAAAATAGTTTTGAGATTATATCCTATCTTGGTTGTGATACCATTTTTAAAAATAAAAAAATATGTTAGAAAATTATAAAAAATTAGAAAACGGTGTAATAGAACAAATTGAAAAAAAACCTTTTAATTATGGGTTTGAATATTCAAATAACTATAATAAATTAGGTGAATTAGGGTTAAGAATGGGGTATTTAAGACTTGGCTATATTTTGGGTAGTATTAATGGTCCCATAAATAAATTACTGGACGTTGGTTACGGTAATGGTGATTTTTTAAAGGTTGCCTCCGACTTAATTCCAAATTGTTACGGGTCTGATATTAGTAATGAATATAATATCCCAAAATCTTGTGAATATATTGATGATATATATTCACAAGATTTTGATGTTGTGTGCTTTTTTGATGTTCTTGAACATTTAGAGGATATATATCAAATTAAAAACATTAAAACAAAATATATTGTTATATCATTACCTAATTGTCATTATTTTTCGGATGATTGGTTTGAGACTTGGAAACATAGAAAACCAAATGAACATTTATGGCATTTTAATGAAGATTCATTAATAAAATTTATGAATGAAATTGGTTACGATGTTGTTAACATATCCAATATAGAAGATACTATAAGAAAAAACGAACAAAATTACACTAACATACTTAGTGGTGTATTTAAAAAAATACAATAAAAAATGAAAAATTTAATTTTAGAACTAAAACCAAAGTCTATTTTTGACGTTGTTAAACCAGAATTTTTTTTAGAGTTGGGTACAACACACGACGAATATTTAAAAAGTAATAATTATTATGAATATTATTATGCTATTTCAAAACATTACCAACCAAAAAAAATACTAGAAATAGGTGTAAGATATGGTTATAGTTTAGGTGTAATGGTATCTGGTAGTAATAATATTGAAAAGGTTGTTGGTATTGATTGTGATGATTATGAAAAAAATTCATTAAATGTTGCTGAAGAAAATATAAAAAAATATATTAAACCATCTTTAGAATATACTTTTTTAAATGTTGATTCTCATACAATAACAAAATTTGATGATTTTTATGATTTAATCCATATAGATGGTGACCACAGTTATGAAGGTAAAATTAAAGATTTAAATTTATTAAAAAATTCTTGTAAAGTCGCTATAATTGACGATTATAATTTCTTACCACAAGTAAGAAAGGCCGCTGATGAATGGGTGTTAAATAATAGTGAAATAATCAAATCGTATTATATATTAGAATCTATTAGAGGGACTTTAATAATAGAATTTAATGAACAATAAGGTACTATATCAACCTTGGGGTGGGTTGGGGGATAATTTACAATATTCAACGTTACCTGAATTATACCATAAATTAGGTTATGAATTTTACATATCAAAAGATAACGTTTACCGAAATGATGAAATATATGATTTAGTTTGGGGTCTTAACCCATATGTAAAAGGGATTTCAGACGAACCTTTTAATGTCGGCTCTTGTGTAGGATTCTCAAGGGTAAGTCCTAATGAATCTATTATATATAATCAAGAAATATGTCACGGGTTTGAACCACAGAATAGAATACCAAAAATATATTATGAACCAAAAAATATAATTGAATTTAATGATAAAATTATTTTAGATATAAGTAGTGTTTCAACAAACCCCGTAGTACCTAAAAATTTAGATGATTTCATAAAAATTAATTTTCCAAATAAAACTGTGGTAATACCTAAGTTTAAAAATAAAATATCTGACAACCATAAAATAAATAGAGATATTGAATTATATGAATACGTTGAGATAGATTCTATTTTTCATTATACAGACATCATTAATAGTTGTCACCAATTTATATGTAGTTTTAGTGGTCAATCAGTTTTAGCTTCAGCTATAAATAAAAAAAACACTATTTGTTTTATACCAGAAAATTATATTACAAATAGTTATGTTTTTCATAATATAAAATATTTTCAAGTTAAAAATGTATAAAATAGAATCTTATAACCCCAATGGAATACCTAATTTATTTGGTTATTCTGAAAAAAAAACAAAAATTATTATAGACCCCAGTCACGATTATTTTTTTAATAGTTTAAAATATGATAGGGATAATTTTGATAATTTAATACTTATTAATGGTTGTGAACCTTTGGTATTTACGAATTTAACACAAATAATAATAAACAATCAAAAATTTTTTAATAAAATATATTCTTCAGACGAAATAGTATTAAAGAATTGTTCAAATTCAGAATTATTTTGTTACGGTTCCTGTTGGGTATTAACGGATGTAAATAATGAAAAAATTGACTTAGAAAATGGGTATTTTAATAATTTCAAAATCGAAGACAAAAAATTTAAATTGTCTTTTATTAGGAGTGGTAAAAGACAATTAAATGGACATATTTTTAGACACAGTATTGACAATATTATTAATAAAAAATATGAGTTTGATTTTTTATTCCCAAAAAACCGTATAGATACTAAAATAGAACTTTTTACAAACTCGATGTTCCATTTAGTGATTGAAAATTGTCAACAAAAAAATTATTTTACAGAAAAATTAATTGACTGTTTTATGAGTTTCACTATCCCTATTTATTGGGGTTGTCCAAATATAGACGATTTTTTTGACAAAAACGGGATTATTGTAGTAAATAATCAAACTGAATTAAAAAACGTTTTAGAAACATTAAAAGAAGAAGATTTTACAAAAAGAATACATGCTATGAAAAAAAACTATGAAATATGTATGAATAAAAAATATCCTTTTTTCTTTGAGAGAGTTACGGAATTATGTAAAAATTAATATTATAAATGAAAAAAGCATTAATAACAGGTATTAACGGACAAGACGGTTCTTATTTAACAGAATTTTTGTTGGATAAGGATTATGAAATATGGGGTACAGTAAAAAGAAATTCTGTATCTGAAACACAATCTACTAGAATAGAACATCTACATTCAAAGGGTAAAATTAATTTAGAGTATGCTGATTTAACTGATATGGCATCATTAGTTAGAGTTTTACAAAAAGTACAACCTGATGAAATATATAATCTAGCCGCTCAATCACATGTTAGGGTTAGTTTTGACCAACCGATATACACGGCTAATGCGACTGGTTTAGGTACACTTAATTTATTAGAGGCAGCTAGAATGGTTTCCCCAAACTCAAAAATATATCAGGCTTCATCATCCGAAATGTTTGGTAATATGATTGATGATGATGGATACCAACGAGAAACAACCCCAATGAATCCTGTATCACCATATGGGTGTGCTAAAGTATTTTCATATAATATTTGTAAGAATTATAGAAATTCTTATGGAATGAAAATATGGAATGGAATTTTATTTAATCACGAATCACCGAGAAGAGGAACAAACTTTGTAACTAATAAAGTTGTTAAAGCCGCGGTTAGAATTAAATTAGGGTTACAAAACAATTTATATTTAGGAAATCTTGGTGCAACTAGGGATTGGGGTCATGCAAAGGATTATGTAGAGGCAATGTGGATGATGTTGCAAACCGATAAACCAGATGATTTTGTTTGTTCAACAGGTATTTCACACTCAGTTAAAGATTTATGTGAATATACATTTAATAAATTAGAATTAGATTTTAGGGATTATGTCGTGATTGATGATAAACATTTTAGACCTGAAGAACTATACAATTTAAAAGGTGACTCAAGTAAATTAAGAAATAAATTAGGGTGGAAACCTAAATATAGCTTTGAAACAATGTTAGATGAAATGATAGAATATTGGTTAGATCACTATAAAGGTAATGAACCCCAACTTGATATACCTAGTGAGGTTATGAATACAATCCTTAAACCTAGGTTTTAATGAAAAAGATTTTAATTACAGGTGGTAACGGTCTTGTTGGTTCTGAATTTAATAGTGATATTTACTACAAACCAAAATCGACAGAATACGATTTAAGACAAAAAGATAGGACTACACTTTTAATGTTAAAAGGTTTTGATAGTGTTATTCATTGTGCGGCTAAAGTAGGGGGTGTTGGTAGTAATATGAATTATAAGGGTGAGTTCTTTTATGATAATATTACAATGAATACCAACGTTATTGAAAGTTCTAGGATTTGTGGTGTAAAAAATTTAGTTTGTTTTTTATCTACTTGTATATTTCCTGATACAATAGAATATCCATTAACCGAAAAAAAAATACATTTAGGACCACCACATTTTAGTAATGACGCTTATGCTTACGCCAAAAGAATGGCTGACATTCAGATACGTGCTTATCGGGAACAATACGGACTAAATTACAAGTCAGTCATCCCAACAAATATATACGGGCCAAATGACAATTATAATTTAGAAAATGGGCATGTTATACCGTCCTTAATACATAGATGTTATTTAGCGAGAGAAAATAAAACAGATTTTATTGTGTGGGGTAGTGGTAATCCATTAAGAGAGTTTATTTTTAGTCAAGATGTGGCAAAATTAACAGAATGGGTTTTAGAAAATTATAATGAATCGGAACCGGTAATATTGTCAACTTCAGAAGAAATTTCTATAAAAGAAGTAGTAGAAATTATAACTGAATTAATGAATTTTAAAGGTAATGTTGTTTTTGACACTAATAAACCTGATGGACAATACAGAAAACCTAGTGATAATAGTAAAATAAAAAACTATTTACCAAACTTTAAATTTACACCATTATATGATGGTTTAAAACATACTATTGATTATTTTGAAAAAAACTATAAAATTATAAGAAAATAATATATGTCAAATCGTAAAAGAGGTAAAATAAATGCTCAAGAAGCTTATGATGAGTATTTAGACAATGAATCTATTAATAGAGAATTTGGATCTTATAAATCAGTTAAATTGTCAGAAAAACAATACGAACTTTTTAATGGATTAAAAAATTCTAGAATATCAACAATAGTAGGGCCCCCAGGAACTTCAAAAACATTTACAGCTTGTTGGGCCGCAGTTAAAGCTTTACAAAAGGGTGAAATTAAAAGAATTATTTTAGTTAAACCATTAGAAACTTCTGGTGAAGATTTAGGTTTCCTACCTGGTTCTGAAAAAGATAAAGTACAACCATTTATGGAATCTTTTTTAGATAACTTAGTAGAGATGATGGATGGTAAAACCTTGAAAATGTTGATTGATAATGGTACAATTAAATTTGAACCTATCGCTTATATGAGGGGTAGAACTTTTAAACATTCTTATATCATATGTGATGAAATGCAGAACGCAGATATAAAACAATTAATGACTACCATTACTCGTTTTGGTGAAGGTTCTAAAATAACTATTATTGGTGACTCAAGACAAAATGATATCAATGAGAAATATGTTGCTTTAGATTTTTTTGTTAAAGAAATTTTAGGGGAAGATGACCAAATGTTCCATTTTAGATTTGACAGAAATGATATTGTTAGAGACCCACTTTTAATTAAAATAATAGATAATTACGAAAAGGCTTTAGCCGACGGAAGAATACCAGTAACTAAAAGAAAGAACTAATATGAAAACGTTTCAGTTAAAAAATAATTCAGGGGAAAGTATATCCTTGATAAAAGCAGATTCAAAGAAAAAGGCTATAGATTACTTTTCAAAATTAAAAAAACTCATAGCTGATGAGTTATTAAGTATATATAGTGTAGAAGAAAAATGAAGATAGGTGTTTCAATAGATAATGTATTAAGAGATTATTTTGGTCAAATAGAAAATACTTTTCAAAAGTATTTTGCTAATGAAGATGATGAACCAATAGAAGTTAAAGATTATGACCTAGAAAAATGGGTTATTTTTCCTGAAGAAGAAATTACGCAGGCCGAATTAGAGTTTAACCCGGAATTTAATGAAGATACTTTTTTTGAGTCTGAAGAAGAAACTAAATTATTAAGTGTTAAGAAAAAAGTTACTTTAGAAGAATTTATGTATGAAAAATGTACATTAGAAATTTTTGGGTATGCTAATGAGGTTGTTAGTTCAGCTGTAGAAACTTTAAATAATTTAATATTAGAAAATCCTGAACATGAATTTATTATAATTACTAGGGAGGGTGGTTTATCTATCCCCTCTACTCTGTTTTTCTTATCTAAAACAAAATCTATGTGTCCAAATATAAAATTTGTTACAGAATATGAAAAAGTTTGGGATTATGTAGATGTAATGATTACTGATCACCCAACAATAATTAGTACTAAACCAAAAGAAAAAGTTTGTGTTAAAATAGAAAAAGAACACAATAAATTAATGATACAACCTAATCTAGTAATTAAAACAATTAAAGAGATAGACGACTCTTTTATAAAATCAATCCAAAATATTTTGGTAGAAGAAAAGGGTGATTGGGTTTTATAAAGTTTACATATTAAAATTTATTATTAATAATTAATCATGGAATTATTTGGTATAGCTGGGGAACAATATTACTTTGATTTAAAATCTATTTCTGATTTTGTTAGAGTTGATGAAGAAGAACCTAAAAATTTAAAAGATTTATTAGAAAAAGAAGAGAATGAAGATTCTGGTGAAGAATTATCTGTTGATTTACAAGGACCCATGGTTGATATGACTAAATGGGAATTAACTAAAGGTTTAATGGAAGCCATACTTAGTGAACAAGGGGTTGTTGACGAGGCTATGGGTATACAAAAACTTGAGGACCAATTAAGTATACCTTTTAAATTAGCTTTTAATACTTTAATAAAACATAAATTAATAAAAAGAAACAGAAGTTAAAAATGGAAAAATTAGAAATTGTAAAACAAATTGAGTCCAACATTGAGAGGTTATCAAAAAAAGATTTTGGTATTTATTTCTTTACTATGGACACAAAAGGGACACCTACAGCAGGTGTAGCCAATGTTTATGAACACGTAAAAGTGTTAAATGAGTTAGGGTATAGAGCGTATATCCTTCATGAAAAAAATGATTACTCAAGTGTATCATCTTGGTTAGGTGAAGAATACGGTAATCTACCACACCTATCAATTGAAAGAAATGAATTAAAAGTTAGTGGTGTAGACGTAGTTATTATACCTGAAATTTTTGGTAATGTTTTGGAACAAATTAAAGGGTTACCTTGTAGAAAAATGATTATGTGTCAGGCTTATGATTACATTTTTGAAATGTTAGAACCTGGTAAAACCTGGATTGATTATAAAGTTAGAGATGTCATTACCACATCTGAAACTCAAAAAGAATATATACAAAATTTATTTGCCAATCAATTCATGGAAGTCGGGTCTACCTCAATTTCAATACCTGATTATTTTAAAAAATCAGAAGAACCGAAAAAACCAATCGTTACAATATATACTAGAGACCAAAGAGATACTTTAAAAATATTTAAAGCATTTTATATTAAATACCCACATTTAAAATGGGTTTCTTTTAGAGATTTAAGAGGAATGTCTAGAGAAAAATTCGCAGAAAATTTGTCTGAATCTTGTGTTTCTGTTTGGGTTGACGATGTTTCTGGTTTTGGTACTTTTCCTTTAGAATCAATGAGATGTGGGGTGCCCGTTATTGGTAAAGTCCCTAACATGGTTCCTGAATGGATGACAGATAGAAACGGTATGTGGACCAACAATGTTAATAATATCGTAGATATTTTAGGTAATTATATCCAAGCTTGGTTGGAGGATTTAGAACCACAAGAATTGTACACAGAAATGGATGAAACAAATACAAAATATAAACCTGAAGAACAAAAAGAAATAATTAAAAACTATTTTGATAATTTGACCAATAAAATGGTCATTGAATTTGAAAAAAGTTTAGAACAATATGATTTAACAGGAATAACAGAAACTAAAACAGAAGAGACAAATGGATAATAAAGTAACAGTTATTGTACCAGTACATAGACTTAATGAAGATGAAAAAGATTATTTTGCTAAAGCAATTGCGAGTATTAGAGAACAACAAGAATTACCTACTAAATTAATAATTGTTGTACCAAAAGATAGTGAAGTTAAAAATACTGTAGAATCTTTTGATTATGATGAAAAAGTTAAATCTATTTTAGAGATTGTAGAAAATGATGGTGAAACTGATTTTTGTTCACAAGTTAATTTTGGTGTTTCTAAGGTTGAAACTGAATGGTTTTCTATTTTAGAAATAGATGACGAGTATTCTAAAATTTGGTTTAGTAATTTCAATAAATACTCTTCTTATTATGATGAGATAGATGTATTTTTACCTATTGTTTTAGATGCAAATACTGAAGGTAAGTTTTTACATTTCACAAATGAACCAGTTTGGGCAAAAGATTTCTCCGACAAACTTGGTATGTTAGATAACGATTCTTTATTGAATTACCCTAATTTCCAATTATCTGGGTCGGTAATAAAAAAAGAATCTTTTACTTCAGTTGGTAAATTAAAACCTAGTGTTAAACTACAATTTGTTTATGAGTTTTTTTTAAGAATGACTTATTACGATAAAAAAATTATGACCATCCCTAAAATTGGTTATAAGAAAACTAATATGAGACCTTTATCTTTATTCTTTGGATACTATAGTGGTCCTGAAAAAATGAATCCTCTTGAAGCTAGATGGTGGTTTAATACAGCTAAAAAAGAGTGTTATTTTAAACAAGACAGGGGAATAACTTATAACGAGGAAGAACAAACAGTCTAATATGCAGGATGAACCAAAGAAAAGGGGTAGGAAACCAAACAAAAAACCTTACTTTGGTCCAGAAGAGGAAGAAGCAGTAAAGGAATACCTTGAACTTGGCAAATTAATTAAAGACCCTACAACACAAGAAGGGTATAGATGGACTGGTACGACTGAAGAGGATATACTTAGAAACAGAATCTATAGTAAACACCTCAAAGCCCCGTTAGATAAAATGATTGAAAGTATTATTAGAAGGTACAAACTCTATTCTAAAACAATGGAGTTTGAAGACCTTCATTCTGATACTTTAAGTTTTTTACACATTAAATTTCATAAATTTAAACCTTTAAAAAATAAAAAATCATATTCTTATTATGGTACTGTTTGTAAACATTATCTTTTAGGAAAAATGATAAAAGAAGATAAAAGGTTAAAACAAAATTTAAGTTACGATGATGTAGCTCCACTAGTTGAGGAAAATGAAGATATGGTTTACCACATAGATGAACCAAACACAGATTTAGCTCAGTTAATAGAAGATATCTCTAACAGTATAAAAAAAGAGATGGAGAACAGAGTCTTAACTGAAAATGAAATCAAAGTTGGTCGAGCCCTAACTTCAATATTAGATGAGTGGGAAAATCTATTTGATGATGATAACGTCCCTGGTAAAAATAAATTCAACAAAAACTTAATACTTTATTATATGAGGGAAATGACTACCCTCAACACAAAAGATATTAGAAACGCAATGAAAAGATATCGTGTTATATATAATGTATTGAGAGAAGAATCTTTTTAAAATTAAATAAAAAGATATTTATTAAGAAAAAAGAAAATGGGTAGACCAAAGAAAAAAGAAGTAAGATTAAGTACTGATAGTTTTTTAGGTATGGCACAAGAAGCTTATAATGAACTTGTGGAACAACGTACTACCGCTATTAGACAAATTAATGAAAATAAGAAAAAGGTTGATGTTGAAGATATGCACGACCTTGTTAATTTGAATAAAGCTAATACCGATTTATTAAAATTGGTTGACAACACTATTGATAAAAAATTATCACTTGTTAAATTAATGAGTACGTTAATTTTTAAAGGAGATAATACAGAAACAAAAACGGATGGTTCTTTAACACCCGAAGATATGGATTTATTAAGGGATATGTTTACTAAAAAAGATGAATAATGGGTTTTATAGATGAAAAAAATTTATTACTAGAAGAAACTGGCATACTTAAAGTACTTAATGATATACCTGACACAAAAAAAACCTCTTCTTTTGATTCCTCTAATGATAAATCAAGGGATATAATACCTTTTTTATTAGATTTTTTAGGTATCATAACTGATGATAAAGATGAGGAAAAAGAAGAAGAACCCACAAAACAAAAAAATGTTGATCGTGGGTTTGATTTTAATCTACCTGGTAAAGGAAAATTATTAAACAATAAAAAAGAAAAAGGTGAAGAGGAACCTAAAGAAGAGGAGGAAGAGGAAGAAAAAGAAAGATCTTATGTAGTTAAATTGTTGTTAAAAATTTTAAATAAATTTTACCCAAGGTTTATTTTAATATTAAAAGATGCAATAATTAATGGGATTTTAAAATCTACTTGTTGTTCATCAGATTTTGCGATACCACCAAATCAAAACTTAAATATGTTAATTAGTCAAATAGACTTTTTAAATAACTTTAAAAATAATCCACAAGATTCGGCATCAAGTTTTTTATTAGGTGAACCAGGTAAAGATTTTGATAGATTTATTTATGATACTATACAAACACCAAACGTAACTAATACATGGAGTGGACCAAACGGTGATTTAATAGATTTAACTTTTTATGGTTATGATGCTACAACAGCACAAACTAATAGTATTGATTTTAAAATAAACAGTAATTACAATGATAAAAGTTTTTCTAAGTTTTTATTAGATTTTATGACTAGTATAGAACTTTTTAGTAAAGAAAAATTTATGGCAACTTTACTAGATTCTGTTTTTGGTATTATTTCATCAAGAAATGAAACAACTAAAGACCAACTAATGAATGAAGAACGACTTAATTCGTTAATGGATAAAATGTTGAGTATTGACCCTTGTTATGATGAAGTAGTTTATGATGACTCTTTTTTTACTTTTAATGACGAAGAATTATCAAAAATAGAAAAAAAATCTAAAGAAAGAAAACTAGGTATAGTAGAATTAGATTTAGGTTGTGGTATTTATGATTTTGATTTGGGTGATACTGATGGTGAAAAAATATTTGGTTTACTAAATGATTTAAAAAATACTAAAAATAATGCTGCTTTACAAGAAAGAAAAACTATACAACTATTAAAAACTTGTAATGATACCGCAGTCAAAAAATCACCTAAAAATAAAGAGTCTATAAAGAATAAATTTTCATCTGACTTAATAAAAGACATACCCAAAAATTTAGTTAAAAATAGTCTTATGAAACCTACTGTGGTAGCAATAACTAATTTATCTAATTTTATTACTACTTCTACAACGACGATGAAAGAAACCAGTTTTGAATTCGCTATATTTAATCAAACTTTCTTTGAGTATATTCTTAGAAGATCTTGGGCTGTTTTAGTTGAAATTTTATTTGAGTCATTAACACCTGAAATAATAAAATTAATAAAAAAGGTTGTTAAAAGAAAACTTAAAAAAATAAATGAAAAAAAGAAAAATATATTGTTAAGTTATATTGAACAAAAAATCAATGTAGGTGAAGAAGGTACATTAGATCCAATAAAACAACCTACACCATCAACATCCTAGTGATATGAGTAATAAAGAAAAATGTAGAGAAAGCCAAGTACCAGGGGAAATAAATTTCCAAAGTTCTAGATCAGTTTTAAGAGCTTTACAAAATTTATTTAAAGTACCTACAATCCCAAGTTCTGATTTAGTACCAGCAGCTCTTTTAGCTTATACAGGTAATTTAAAACCTGGTATGGATTCCGATAAAATTGCTGCTAGAATAATCAGAAGAAAATCTGAAGCAGGTTTACCTGTTGGCCCTTTACCTGGTGGACAAACAGCTCCAGATGAGGTTATGGAGAAAATAAGAATGGAAGAAATTGTTAAAGCATTAACAGAAGATGCTAGAATAGATGTTTGTACTAAAGCAGGTACACAACTACAAGCAACTGGGGGTAATGCTGGGGGACCAATTCAAGTTTTTGGTACTACAATTAATACTTCCTGTGGTCACGGCCAAATGTTTTAATTATGAAAGGATTAGATAAAAAAAGTAACTCACAATTATTGGAACTTAGATTTAGTTTGGCTCAAGATTTTTATAAGGTCAAAGAAGAAACTATAAAAAAATATGACCATATGAAAGCTATTGAAAGAGTTTATAATGCTGTAAATGAAGAATTAAAAAATAGAGGTGTAGATGTCGGACATAATTGATATTATAAATGGTGGTGGTAGTGGTTATGATAAGAGTGCCAGTAGAAAACAAATGATTTTTATTGGTGAGGTTATTGATGTTAACGACCCAAGTAGAGCAAATAGAATACGTGTAAAAATAAAAGGCCCTGATGATAAACCATTACCTAACCCAGGTAAACCTTGGTCAAAAGAAGATACACAAGTTTGTTTCCCTTTTTTACCTCTACATATAAACATAATACCAAAATTAGGTGAATCTGTTAAAGTTATTTTATATGATTCTGAAAATGCACAATTTGTTAGAGAATATGTTGGACCTTTAATCCCACAATTGGGTGAGGGTTTAATAAAAACAGACTATCTTAATGCTAGAAAAGGTAGACCTGATTGGGGTGAGGGTTATGATAGATCTATAGATAATATAATCACGGCTAAAGGTGTATACCCTGAAAAAGATGAGATAGCTATACAAGGTAGAGATAATGCTGACATTATTTTTAAACCTTCAGAAGTTTTAATTAGAGCAGCAAAATTCCTACCAAACGAACCAACAAAATTAAATAAAATTAACCCAGGTTATATACAAATAAAAACTGTTGTACCGGGTAAATTTGAAACCTCGTTGGATTCTAAAACTACGAGTGATAGTAAATTTAAAAAACAATTAGAAACTGAAAATTTAAAGAAAACTAGAACGGATATTAATCTAGTTAGTAATAAAATATATTTAATCGGTAGAGATGATAATTCATCAGTAATTAAACCATATTTTAGTGAAGAAGAAGAGATAGATATAGAGGATAAATTACACCCAATTGTTTACGGGGATATATTGAATAATTTTATTGAATTACTATATAATTGGATTAATAATCACGTACATCCTTACCCTGGGACACCACCGAATGTTGGGGACCCATCTTTTATTGCTCTACAAAAATGGAAAGAAAAAGAATTTTCAAAATTAAATAGTAAAAATATATTTGCTGGTGGTGACTTTGAAGGTAGTGGTAAAAACAAAAAAATAAAATCTAAACGTTTAAGAGGTATTGGTAAAGAAAAATTAAATGATATAAAAAATAAATTAGTTGGTCAGGAAGTTATAAGACAAAACTCTTTTATTTCTAGAGTTGACGATATTCTCCAACCACTAGTTTCTGTTACAGCCACTAAAGTTTTCGATGGTAATACTTGGTTATTTGAATTTAAAATAATTAATAATTCTAGTGGTGAAGTAATGACTACCATTTCAGGTACTAATCCCGTTGAGTCTTTAGCCTATCAACAAGGAAAACTTAATCTTGGTGTTTATTTGATAGAAAATGGTATAGTATCCAATATTTATATACCGACTATAGAAGAGATTAAAGTTTTTTAAATTATATCTTTTTCTTGGATATTTATTAGTAAATAAAGACTAATGAGTATATACAGAACTTATTTTGATAAAGATACTATAATTGTTAGAAATTCCTGTGTTAATACGGGTAGGAACCCAATAGCTGAAATATTTCATGGTGGTTCTAAAAATATAGATTTAGTAACTTTCTCTAGATACATTTTTAATATTGATTTAACTAATTTAATCCAAAAGGTTGACAATAAAGAGTTGTTTATAGATAGAATGACTCATAAAATAAATTTAACCAACACATCTTATTTTGATAGGGAATTATATTGTAAAACAGTTGTTAGTTCTTGTGGTGAAGTCCAAAGGGCTACAGGATTTGATTTGATTCTTTTTGAAGTCCCTGAAATTTGGGATGAGGGTAATGGGTATGATTATATTGTATCAAAAAGTTTAGGTTGTACTGTAGGAGATAATGTTTATTGTGAAGGACCTTCTAACTGGTTTGATAGGGAATTTAATACTACTTGGTCACAACCAGGAGTTTATACAGACCCTACTATGTGGTGGTCAGGTTCCACAACAGGTTATACTGGAACAACTGTTGATCTTATAGTAGGTACACAACATTTTGATCATGGTGATGAAAATTTATGTATAGATATTACTGGTTATGTTAATAATTTAATCTCTAGTGGAATCACACAGTTAAATTTAGGTATTGCATATGAACCATCACAAGAAATAGTACCACAAGATTGTATTTGTTACGTAGGATTTTTTACTCGTGAAACACAAACGGTTTACGAACCTTTTATGGAAACCCAATATAATGATTCTATTAAAGATGATAGAGACAACTTTTTCTTAGATAAAAGTAATAGACTATGTTTATATGTTAATGCGGGTGGAGAAAGAGTTAATGCTAATATATCCGAAGTTTCAATCTATGACCAAAACGACAATGTTTATCAGATTATATCTAATACAGGTATTACACAAATAACTACTGGTGTTTATTGTGTTGATGTTAATGTTGATGGTAATCCTGTTAGTGGGTATTGTGGTAATGTCCAATTTAGAGATGTATGGGAAAATGTTACTATAAATAATCATAATGTGGGTGATGTTGAATTAGATTTTATTGTACAAGATAGTAGTAATTATTATAATATAGGTTCCACAAATAGTGCAGGAGCTTTTGGTTTAGGTGTGAGTGAGGCAAATAATAGATCAATATATGATTATGAATTCGCTGTACACGGTATTAAAAGAAGAGAAAAAATTAAAAGAGGGGATACGAGAAGAGTTGATGTTAAGGCTAGAATACCATTAACCTTTAATCAAACACAGGCAGTAGATAAAATATATTATAGAATCTTTATAAAAGAGGGTGAAACACAAATTGATTATATTGATTGGAATGAGGTTAATAGGACTCCTGACGGTAATTTCTTTTTAGTGGATACTTCATGGTTTATACCAAATGATTATTTTATGGAGATAAAAATTGAATCAGGTAATCAAATTAGAACTTATAATGATGTAATTCAATTTGAAATAGTATCTGAGAAAGATTGGTGTTAAAAAAAAGGTCTGAGAAATCAGACCTTTTTTTTTTAATTTAATTTATTTACTTCTTTAGTGATATCTTTAATATCGTAATCACCATCTTCCCAAGAAAATTTAAACCCTAACTTAGAACTTTTAGCACCTAAGTTTGAGGTATTTATACCGTATTTTTTAGCTAAGTCATTAAGTTTTCTCATAGCGGTATCTTTTTCACCTGATTCACCCTTTTCAGACATAGCTTTCAATTTAACCATTAGACTAATGATTTTATCTTCAAGGTCTTTAGATGGTTTAAAACCTAATTTAGTCTTTTCTGAACCAGTGTTTTTATCTCTATTATCACCAGCAGTTTTAAAACCTATAGCTTTTTCATTTAAAAACTTTTCTTCTAATCTTTGATTAGCCTCTAAAATAACTTTATATTTATCTTGTCTTCTCATGGTTTTTATCTATTATAGTGGTAATTTTTACCTTCCATTTTAGACTTTTCTTGAGCCATATACATCATTCTTCTTTTTTCGTCCATTTTTGGTTTTTGAACTTTTTGTGTTTGTTGTTGGATAAACTTACCAACAGTTTGTTTAGAATCACGAAGTTTTTGTTCTAATTTACCGAAATCTTTTAATATTCCGTCTATTTCACCTGAATAACCGTCAGAACCAGTAACTTGTTTACATAAATCCTCAAAAGAAGATTTGGCCTGATTCATAACACTAATGATATTATCAATGGTTGACAATTCACCTTTACTTGTTTTAAGATGTTCTATTTTTTCTTCACCCTCTTCTTTGATGATTTTTTGAACCAATTTTTCTATATCGTTTTCAGTTAATCTAACTACTTTTTTCATACTAATTTACTTTCTATATAAATATCAACAAAAAGATAAAAATTTTACCCAAACCCTTTGATAGATTAAAAAAAGATATATATATTTGTCTTATCAAAGTTTAGAAAAAATATTTTAAATATGGCAAGAGTTAAAGACCTAAAGACACAAAACCCAAATTACACAATTGACGTAATTGATGTATTGGCTACCATGGACCCATCAAAGTCCAATAAATACCTCCCGTTCATGATTAAATGTACCGCTGAATGGGTAGAGTGGATTAATAACGAATTACGTAATGAAACATTTAAAGAAATGTTTGAGGTAATAAAAGATTTTGAAGACCTTTCACAACGTAATTTATTGGATAATAAAGATATCTATTCTTACGAATCTAATCAAGACATTATTGAGGCAGTTAAAACAGCTAAAGAAAAAATCACTCGTTCTGAGGTTAAGAAAAAAGAAACTGAGGTTCTTTATGAGGATGACCGTTGGTTGGTTGTTTTCCCTCTTTCTACACGTAGTTCTAACCTATACGGAAAAGCCACTAAATGGTGTGTAGCAAGTGAAGACCATAACTATGGCAAATACTTTAAACAATACACTGAGAATGGTGTCCTAGTATATGTTATTGATAAATCAATAAAAGAGGGTGAGGCAAGAAATAATATTTTCTCCAAAGTAGCGTTCCATAATGACCGTAATAAATCAGATGGTATCACAATTTGGGATGTTGTTGACGCTCAAATGAATGTTAGTAACGCCATGAAAGTTTATGGTATGTTGGGTAGTGATATCATGAATATCATTAACGATAGACTTGAGAACGGTCTTACAAACAAAGAAGTAGCAAATAAAAAAGGTATTAAAGACTAGTATGGAGAACTTAAAATCAGATATAAAAAATGTTAATTCTATAGGTGATTTGATTGATGTTTATGATAATATGATTAATCACATTAAAGAATTGGTTCTTGAAAATCCAAATGATTATGATTTGGGTGAAAAGGTTAGGTCTTATGCCATTAATTATTTGGAGGTTTTCAAGAAGTAAATAAAAGGGGTTTAATTAACCCCTTATTTATTATATATTTTATGTATGATAAGAAAACAAATACAAAAACACAATTTTTTAACTGGTGGACCCATTTTACAATATGAAATACCATTTAATACTAATATTTTAAATGTGGATACCATTACCACTGTTTTAGTTGATAATAATTATACCACCACAAATTTTAGGCCACATATGGTTTTACATAATCACCAAGGAGATAATATTTTTAGAGTAGACGAAGATAGAATTACCTATTATGACCAAGAAATAGTAACAGAAGATAGGGTAAGAGATATTGTTAGAGAAGCTGTAATGGAGGTAATGAACGAAAGAAATATTAATGTAGAATGATTTTATTTTCACTTATATTTTTATTTTTTAATGTAACTTTTGTATTGATTATTTATAATCTTGTAAAAGAACTTAAACATTTTAAAAAATTACATAGAGATGCTGCTCATCAAAAATCAAAATTAGCTATTTCTTTTTGGGAAAAGGAACATGAATTAAATAGACTTAAATCAGAACATGACGAATTAAAATCACTTTTAACTTTGATGTTACAAAATAATTATTTAACAGTCGGTAATAAATTCATTCTTAAAAGAGACCCATTAGGATTCAAATCAATACACGATTATCTTATTGGAAAAGAATTTAAAATTATAGAAGTGGGTGATGATTTTACCCATTCAGTAAAATGTGTTGAGACTAATGAAATTTTTTCCGCTAAAATGGATGATATACGTTGTTATGATTTTAATTCTTGTAATAAAAAATTAACACATAATTTTAAGTAAAAATTATCTTTTAGGGTAATTTTTAATCATATTTGATATTGTTGTTTTATGTATAAACTCATTTTTAATAAATTTAAAATACCTTCTTTTTCTACCTGAATTAAAAATTATTACATTAGGAAAATGTTTTAGAACTTCTTCTTTTTTAGCGGTACCAATCATTTTTCTTATATGTCTCTGATTATATATTTTACCATCAATTTTATATCCATATCTAATAATTTCCTCACCATTTTTTTTCTTATTACCATCCATACAACCAACATAATGCCAACCCAATGATTGGTATATCGTACCTATTTCACCAGCATTAGGGTCAGTAGTGGCTGAAACAATTTCATATTCAGTATTATTTTTAAGCCAATTAAGTGTTTTTGAAATCATAAATGAAGCTGAATTTTTTGGTGTCCACCACAAACAAACACCACGACTTAATTGTATTATTTTACCGGTAAAACCATATTTATCCCATACACCTATATTATCACCATATTCTGGTTGATAAGCAACAACGCCTCCCAAAACCTCCTCATTATCTATATTAAAAAATATACCAAAATAATATTTTGTGTATTTAGGTAAATACCCTAACCATTCATATTCTTTTATAATTTTTTCACACAGATATCTATTTATTGGTTTTACTATACAATTTTTTAAAGTGGCTTTTGTATAATCAAAATTAATTTTTTCTTTTTCTTCTATTTCCTTTTCTATTCTTATTCTGTATTGGTGTGCTAATATTTTACTACCTTTTGATAAATTTTCTTCACCCCATAAAGGTCTTAAATTTTTTAATGACCAACATTCTAAAAATTCTTTATCACCCTCTTCTATCATATCAAAACTAGACATAGGTTTTATGTGGTCTACATGCCATTCACCATAATTGTCCCATGACATACCATTAGAAAATTGTTTTTCTAAGTGATACATTAAATCTTCTAATGTGTATGGTAACAAATTAAAAGTTTTATTATATTTTTTAATGTTACGTTCTTTTAAACAAGTATATATTGCTGTACGAGTATAAGAACTTAGTTTATATTTTGGGTCGGAATCTTTTTTATTTTTCTCATATTCTCTTTTTCTTTTATTTAGAATTTCTTTATTTTTTTCTCTCCATTTAGTATGATATTCTCTAAGATGAGGCCTATTATCTTTAGCCCATTCACTAGTTCTTTCTAATATTGTATTTTTATTTTTTTTATAGTATTTAGAATCAGAAACTTTTTTACCACCTAGATAACGTCTACCTGGTGTGTCTAAATTAATATCATTTTCTTTTAATGTTCTATTAATTATAGATTTATGATAATTAAACATTTTACTTAATGTGGGGGTACCAACTAGTTCTTCAGTATATAATCTAATTATTTCTTTAATATCTTTTTCAGGTATAATTATTTTTCTAGCCATATTATCTTATGTTTATAAATAAATATAACCATATTATCTAAAATTTAAATAATACACATAAAAAAAAGAGGGACCTAAGTCCCTCTTTAGAGTTTAAATATTAGTTTTTACGTTAAATTAACGTAGTTCTCTAACATCAAATGTACGTAAACCATCCACACGGATATGTCCGTAGAACCTGTTATTAACCATTTTTTTCGCGTAACGAGTCATGATACCTTTAACAGGTACAAAGTTAAATGGATTGTACATTGTAGGAGTCAATTGTAGAGGTACATACGGAGCGTAGATGTAACCTGTATCTAACAATGATTTACCTTTGTGTCCGATTAACACTGAGTACGCTGGTGCGTAAGGGTCACGGTAGATAGTATATCTTCCTGAAAGTGAACCTACTCTTTCGATACCCATGTTATACTGATCTTGCTCAGGAGAAGCGTTAGATACGTGGAAGTACTCTAAATCATCAAAAATAGCTGATACTTCAGAAGATACTACTACGAAGTTAGCTCCACCTCTAAGTGTAGATTTGTGAATTTGTGCTGAAATTTGGTTGATAGCTGTGATCAACGTTTGATTCCAGTCTTTTTGAGTGTAAGAAGTTGTTTGAGACAATCTCTTCCATCCGTTGTAATCCCAACGTAATTGCCATGCTGCACCTTTACGTAAGTCACGTAAGATTTCACGGTCAATTTCTGCTGCAACTTGCTCAGAAAGTAATGCTGTCAATTCAGCTTCAGCGTCGATGTTGTGGAATGCACTAACGTCTTGTGCTAATTCAGGAGTCCAAGTAGCTCTTAGTTTTCTTTCAGTTACAGATACAGTTACAGAATCTAATTCGAAAGAAACTTCACCCATTTGAGATTCAAGTTCTAAGTCAGCGTATCTTCTATAAGTAATAGCGAAACCTACACCACCTAAATCAGCTACACCAGCTCCAGGTACGATAGTTGTAGTACCAGATTGAGCTCCGATATAACCATCAAAAGTACCATCACCACACTCAACACATACAGGGTGAGTTAAATCTACTTCAAGATACATTACACCGTCATTTGTACAGATATCACTGTAACTAGCGATAGCCTTACCATATCTTTGTGTTACAACTCTTACAGGAACTTCATCACCTGGAGCGTAAATAACTTTACCATCTTTATCTTTAAGTGTACCTGTAGGTGTAACAGCTAAAGAAGCTAAAAATTCTTCAGTATCCATTTCATTTCCATCAGGACCTAAAAGTCTACCTTGACCAGCGTTTTCAAATCCTATTAATTTAAGAATTTGAGTTCTAACAGAACCGTCACCAGCAAATGCTGTAACACCAGGACCGAATTCACTTCCACCACCTGTACAAGCCGACCAAATAACTGGAGTACCGTTTGTTACAACTAAAGTAATTTTACCTTTTGATTGGTCGTATAAACCATCATTGTAAAATCTGTCATAAAGATTTTTAGCACATGAGCTATAAGTTGTTTCACTACAAGAAGCGTCAGAAAGACAAGTTGTAACGATTGGTTCGCCGTGTGAAGCTGTCTGATTAGTACCACCAGAAGCAAAACCAGCAGTTTCAATTCTTTCAGAAATTTTAGGTACAAAGTAGAACAATTTACCGATAGGTAAGTTCAAAGCTTGTACAGACACGATGTCGTTAGCTAATAATTTAGAGAATACACGTCTAACGATAGGGAAAACTACAGTTTCGAAAGAACCAGTAGATGCTCCACCAGCAGTGTCAGTTGTCTCATTGATAAGAACAGATGCTTGGTTTTCATATAACAAAGCGATGTTCTCTCTTACGTGGCCGTCTAGTCCTTCTAGGAATCCTAGGTCACCCCACTTATTTACAGTTGCCTCACGGATAGCTTTTTGGTGCTTCAATCCGATATTTCCAACCTCACCAGATTTTAATAAATATCCCATTTTTTTTTTGTTTTAATTTTTGTTATTTTTATTTTTTATAATCGTAACTCCAAAGTTGTTTCATTTTTTCAAACTCAGGATTTACATAAACTTTTGATTCTGTAATTTGTGTTGCTGAACCACTACCTTTAGTCTCATTGATTTTGTTTTCAATCGATTCTTTGATTGGGGCTTTTGTCTTAGAGATTTCTTTAACTAGATTTTTGTAAATGTTTTTAGATTCTTTAAGAGATCCCGCTTCATCAAATCTTTTGATGATATCAACCTTTTCGTCTTTAGTAGTTGAATGTTCGGTGAACAATCTTACAGTGTAAGTAAGGTTGCTGTTAAATACCGCTACCTCGTTTAATTTATTTCTGAATTCTTTAAGAGCGTCTACCATTTTATTGTAGTCTTCTTTTAAAGTTTCATTTTCAGATTTTATAGAACTAATTGTTTCTTTTAGAACTTTGTTTTCGTTAATTAAACCGGAAACTCTTGGTGTTGTAGATTCATTTTGACTTAAGTGACGTGGAGCAGCTTTTGGTTTATCTAAACCTTTTTTACCAAATCTTCTACCAGCACCTAATGTACGAGAAGCTTCTTTAACATCATCCATGTTATCATCCATGTTATCATCCATGTAACTCATGTCATCCTCCTCATCTAAATGGATTTCGTAAATAACACCTTCTCCCATGTTTTCTTCATCATCTTCCATGTCAAGTTCATCTTCCATTTCGTATTCACTTTCACCATCAAGTTCAAGTTCAAAATCAGATTCATCTTCACTTTCATAAGATTCACCACCAAGTTCTATTCTGTACTCAGCACCAGTTGCGTTGTCTTTGATGTCAATGTTATTACCATCTTGTACCACTTCGATTTCATCTTCAGGGCTCATTTTTTTGAACACGTTTACAACTTCTTCGTCATTAGCATCAGTAAGGTCATGAACAACAACATCTTCGTCCTCGTCATCTCCAAGGTCAAAATCAAGGTCATCCCCTTCTTCATCATCCCCAAGGTCTAAGTCAAGGTCGTCACCAGCGTCTAAGCTAGCTAAATCAGAGTCATCAAACTCTAGATCTTCAATTTCTTCTTCATCTTCGTCTTCTTCTAAGCCTTTCCAATCTTCTTTTAAAGATTCTTTTACCATTTCCTCAATTTCTGAACTCATTGTTTGAGCCAGTATTTCTTTCGCGTTGGCTTTGAAAGCTTTGTCGATACTTTCTGCTTCCATAAAAGCTTCGTCGATGATAGACTTTCTTTTTTCAGCCATTTTTTTTTGTTTTTTTGGTTGTTATTATTGAAAAAACAGCGCATTAAAAAGCGTGTTTTTCAAATAAATATGTTATAAGTGTGGAAAAGACTTATTTTTTTAAAAGATTCTTTAAAAAGTTTTGATATTTATTTTATATGAATTATATTTTATCTGATATTATTAAAGAAATTATTTCTGAAAAAGTAAAAAACCCCCATTTAAATAAAGAAATAGGGGATTTAGAAAAAATTAAATCACTTAAAAACTCTATTGAAAAAAAAATAAAAAACGCTTACCTAGAAGTAACAGGTAAAGAATTAGATTTGCCTACAATAGAAATTAAAATAGATGATAATATAATTGATGGTAAGATAGCCGGATTTGACCACCCAAGTAAAGGTAAAAATGGTATGATGGGTATTAAATCAAAAGCCTTAGATGATATCGAATATCTTAGATGGGTAATAACACATGAATTGATTCATGCGGCTGTCGGAAAAAATATATCACATTCAAAAGAACATGGTGGTTTATTTGATAAGATAGCAGATAAAGTAGGTTTACCTGAAAAATATAGGGATTAAAAAAAAAGACCCACATTTCCGTGAATCTTTTAATTTTTTTATTGGAAAAAAGATTAAACTGTAACCTCAGACTTAATAACATCTTCAATTTGAGATTTTTATTTATTACCTTTTTATCTTTTTAATTGGTAACTCAATTAAATCATTAATTACTTAAAATTCTAAATAAATATTTCCATTAACACGGACCATTTGTCTTATCTCATCTTTTGAATAATTTTTTGAAACTGGGGTGTTAACCAAATATAAATCCTCCCCAACAAACTCTAAATTACCAAGACTTTTAATTTTAGCCCTACTTCTATCTAAAATAAAAGAACCCCCAACACTTTTTAAATTACCGAGGTCTTCAATTGGGGTGTCAACAAATTCAATATGACCCCCAACACTCTCCAAATTACCGAGACTTTTAATTCTCCCATCAACCGAAAAAAAGTCCTCCCCAACACTTTTTAAATTACCGAGGTCTTCAATTTTGGTGTATTCCAAATATAAATTACCCCCAATACTCTCCAAATTACCGAGACTTTTAATTCTCGTATTTTCCAAATTTAAATCACCCCCAATACTCTCCAAATTACCGAGACTTTTAATTCTCGTATTTTCCAAATTTAAATCCCAACGAACACTCTCCAAGTTACCGAGACTTTTAATTGATGTTCCGGCTAAATTCAAATAACCCCCAACATTCTTTAATTTGCCAAGATTTTCAATTTTCGTATTTTCCAAATTTAAATGACTACCAACACTTTCCAAATTACCGAGATTTGTAAGCCAACGATTCGCAACTAAATAACCCCCAACAATCTCCAAATTACCGAGATCTTTAATCCCACTATACCATTCAAGTTTTAAACCACCCCCAACACTCTTCAGTTTGCCAAGATTTTGAATTTTCGTACCTTCCAAATTTAAATCCCCGGCAACCCTTTCAAAGGGGATGGTTGTTAACTCATTTTTAAGTATTAAATCTCTTAACTCTTCACCATTAATATCATCTCTAAGAAAATCAAAATCATCAGTTTCATTTAATTTTTTATATTTTTTCTGAACTTCTGAATCAGTCATTCTAGGGGATTCTAACCTCTCCATCATGAATCTCATTTCTCTTATTAATTTTTTATTCATAACAATTTTTTATTTATAAATATATCACAAAAAAAAAGACTCACATTTCTGTGAATCTTTTAATTTTTTTATTGGAAAAAAGATTAAGCTGTAACCTCAACCTTAATAACATCCTCAATTTGAGATTTTACTGCTGATACAATCTCATAATCTAATACAGTACCATTTAGGTATTGATGTGTTCTAGCTTCAGCTTCAGTACAAGTCATAGCATCTACAAGATACTGTGTCTTAATTTTTTTTGGTTTTCCTGTAG